AAGAAGAAGATGAAGAAGAAGCTGAAGAAGAAGCTGAAGAAGAAGCTGAAGAAGAAGCTGAAGAAGAGGTTGAAGAAGGGGAAGAAGCTGAAGAAGAAGCTGAAGAAGAAGCTGAAGAAGAAGATGAAGAAGCTGAAGAAGAAGCTGAAGAAGAGGTTGAAGAAGGGGAAGAAGCTGAAGAAGAAGAAGCTGAAGAAGAAGCTGAAGAAGAGGTTGAAGAAGAGGAAGTATATGAAATTGAAATAGATGATATTTTATATTTTACAAATGATGATGAAAAAGGTGAAATTTATAAGATAGATTCAGAAGGTAATCCAGGTGATATAGTTGGTCATTTTAAAAATGGAGAACCAATTTTCCTATAATAATTTTTTTTATATTATTTATATAGTATATAAATAAATAATAAATATATATTAATAATTATTAATTTAAAAATGGAGAGATTATGCACACCAGCAATTATTTATGTAGTATTTTCAGTTGTTCAAATTATTTTAGATTTATATACAGGACTTATAAATACTGCTGTAATTAAATTTATAGTAATGATAATAATTACTATTTTATTGAATATACTATGTCAACGTGATTTAGCAATAATATCATGGATAATAGTTTTTATTCCGTTTGTTATGATGACTTTTATAGTTAGTTTAATATTATATATTTTTGGTTTAAGTAAAACTACTGGCACAGAAAAAAAAAGTGAGACATCTACAAGTCAATCCGCAGAATTTACAGCACCAACAACAACTATACCAAACGTTTATTCACCTGATGCTCCGTATAATCCACAACCATCTATTTCACCTCCACCAATGGGATATCCACCAGCAAATACATATACACCTCCACCATCAAATAAATCATCACAGCAATCACAGCAATCACAGCAATCACAGCAATCACAACAATCACAAAATAAACAGTACAATTATTTAAATATATCTAAATTTTACCCATATCCGTCGTCCGCGTTATAATAAAGTATTATAGTAAACCATATAAAAATAAAATACATAATATATTCATATTACACTAAAAATATGAATATACGATCTCTACTCACTAATTCATTTTATATTAATAATATAAAAAATTCTAGTTTATATGGTGGATATTTTATAATGGGTTATGTAATCATAAAATTTTTAAATTTTTTTAAAAATAATTTACCAGATGCAATGTTTTATTTATTATTTTCATATATATCAATTCGTATTCATGAAACTATGTATAATGAAAAATTAAATACATTATCTGATAAATTTGATAGTTTATTATTTACTTGTAGTTATGATTTTATAATATTGTATAGTAAAGGACAAATATTAATAGGGAAAATTTCCAATAATGTAATAAAAGCATATATATTATTAAATGATATGTATATAAAAGATAAAAAATTAATATCTTTTATTCATCAATTTTTTCAGATTAAAACAAGAAATATAGATGTTAGTAATAATAATAATACCATGTTTGAATTTATAAAAAATGGTGATATAATAAATAGAACTGTTTCATTAAATAATAATTTAATCGATGAAGATAAATATGATTTTGTTATTTTATCAAATGATTCAACTAATTATAAAAAAATATTACAAAAACGAGATGCTCTCAGTAATATTAGTAATATTTCTATGATTCCATCTAATGTTAAATTTATGATATTTCAATTAAATATTCCATTTTTTAACCAATATGATAATGAATCTTTATTTGATTTACATTTATCAAATACAAAATATAATTTTTTACTGGATAATAACCGAATAAATAAAGATTTTTTATTGTTTTTTATAAATAATTATTATAGTTCAGAAATTGTAAATATTCAACATTTAAATGGGTGCGAAGTAAGATTGATGGATAAAAATATTAATCTGTTAAGTGTTAATTTAGATAAACAATATATACATATTTATGAAAATAACTACGAGGTAAAAGATATAATAGAAAAATCAAATAGTACAAATAATTTTATAGAATGTGAGGAGGATTATATAAGTAATGAAAATAATGAAAGTGATGAAAGTGTAAATCATCATTCAATAGAATCATCTGATGAAAATAGTGAATAATCAAAGATATATATTTATTATTTGTTTCTTTTTGATTTGTGTAATTTTTTTGTTCTTTTATTTCTTTTTCCACCTCTTTTTTTTGATTTTGTTGATGATTTTTGACTTTTATTATATTTATATAATCCATCTGAAATATCATGATATAAATTATCAATTGTATCCTTATCATAAATATTTTCATATGCTCTATCAAACTCATGTTTTTCTTTACTAGAAACATATCCTCTTATTATAGTGGCAGACATAGCATTAGGTGGTCTAGGCAATGCAATTATTTGTAAGTTAGGATATATTGTTTTTAACCATTCATACGAGTCAGCACGATCCTCACCAATAATTAATAATATATTGCTTGTATTTTCTAAATTATTATTTTGTAATAAATAATTTATTGATGTAGTAGGAAATCTACTATAATTATCAATATCATTTTTACATATTATATTTACTAAAATATCAACATTTATATTTGGGTCCATATTAGCAATCATTTGCAATATGTATTCACGTTTTTTTTCACAACTAATAGGATTTTTACTATCTTCTGTATGTGATAATACAATACCAACGTTATTTAAATTATTAAATCTAGCATTTGTAATTAATTCATTTAATAAAAGAGCATGACCAGATGTAGGTGGATTCATTCGTCCAATTGTAAAAACAAAATCATATTTAGATGATTGTTTTTTATCTTCAGTAATATGAGATGAATTATTAGAATTAACACTACTACTAGATGATTTTACAATAGATTTTTTCATACTACTATACGGGGAAGTTATATTTGATTCTTCCATAATACTTCTTTCTCTACTTCTACTTCTTTCACGATTTGTAGAGTTAATATTTCTACTGCTTAATTTACTACTATGTCTTACACCAATTTTATTAGATGAACTCATAATTTATATATATATTATAGAAACATTATTAATAATGATAAATGATATAAAAAAAAAATGATTTAAATTATATATAAATGGTAATTTCAGAAAATACCATTAGCGATACGATGACACAAAATAATCATAAACTAAATGACAATTGGACATTATGGGCACATTTACCACATGATACGGATTGGACTCCAAAAAGTTATAAAAACATATTTACTGTTTCTTCTGTTGAAGAAGCTATTACAATTACTGAAACATTGCCAGAAATATTAGTAAAAAACTGTATGCTATTTGTAATGCGTGAGGGTATAAAACCAATTTGGGAAGATGTTAAAAACAGAAACGGTGGTTGTTTTTCCTATAAAGTAATAAATAAAAATGTTTATGATGTATGGCGTGAACTCACTTATGTATTAGTAGGTAATACAATAAGTTCAAGTGATTCATTTGTTGCTAGTGTTAATGGAATTACTATTTCACCAAAAAAAAATTTTTGCATTATAAAAATATGGATGGCAAATTGCTCATTTCAAAATCCAGAAATTATTACAAATGAAGTAAATGGATTAGAATCTCAAGGTTGTTTATTTAAAAAACATAATCCAGAATATTAATTACACAATCTGAAGTTATATATAAAAATTACGGAACTTATGGAGCAGGAAATGGACGTTGATTTTTTTCTAATACCAATGGCTCTGGAATATAAGTCGGTTCTGATTCGTATATATTAGCAGATGATAAATTTGTTAATTCTGGCACTAAACAAGGTGGTTTTGGTTCAACTAAATTGGTAGAATTTACCCCAAATAAAAAAGATTCAATGTCAACTGCATTATAGGAAAGTTTATTCCACGGAATTTGCGCTGGATTTAAACCATTACCTGGTAATTGAGTATTATAAGCTTCACCATACCCAGAATTTTTATAAATAGTATACATTCTAGCATGAGATTTAGACATTTCTTCTAAACAATAATTGCCTCTAGTATTTTTATTTCTAGTGGATGCCATTTATATGTATTATATAATATATGAGTAATTATTATATAATAGTAGTATTATTTTATTAAACTATAAATTTATAATGAACTATAATTATTGTTATTAGTAGAATTCATTGTAGTATAGTTATTACCAGAACTAGTTTTATCATTTTGAATGACAAAATCTTGATCGCGTGTTAATTCACGTGAAGGAATACCTCCACGAACCCAACCTTCAGATGCAACACCTTCTACACAGTATGATGGATTATTTATTTTATTTTTAACGCTTGGAACTAATGGAACATTTACATATTGATTATAATAACTATTTTCACCTAAATTAGTTACACTCTTTTTATTAATTCCATAATCACCCTGTTGTATTTGAGATTCAATTACAGGATCTACACTACCTCTTCCTAAATATGGGACAGTAGCAAATGGCCTATGAAATAAATCTAAACGACATTTTGGATGTGTTTGAATTGTTCCAATTAATAATTTCGAATTTTCATTAATATTACACCCACCACTAGCAACATTATAACCACCTTTATAATTAACACATGGTTGTGATGTAGCTAATTCAATCGGATTTTTCATTGTGCAATCTGTGGAAAAATAATTTTGTAAGGTATAATTACATGCTTCTAAACTCTGTATAGTATTTTGGTCTACACAACAAGAATCATTACCGATTCTTGACATATTATCGAATACATAATTAGAACTAGTATATGAATTTGACATTATCTAGAATTTATTAATTTATATTAATATTATAATATAAATTGATACAAAAAATATAATAAATTATTTTATCTTTATAATTTTACATGATTGTTATATTTTTACATGATTGAATATTAATATATTATTTTTAATTATGGATTTGTATATCTGATATTGTCTTGTACACGAGCAATAGCACCATATATAGTATTCTCTTTTCCACTGTATTTCATATCAGAATATAAATATTGTGCAAATGCTCCTTGATCATTTGGTATTTTAGTATTAGCAGTTGGAACAAATTGTCGTATCGATTGATCTAAATAAAAATTATCTCCTAAAGTAGAAAACAATTGTTTATTAGAACATTTAATTGTCGGATTTAACATTTGTACCGTTTTTTTTACATTTTTTCTAATATCATTAGATATATCTGAATTAAAACTTGGTGGAGCGGATTGTCTCTCTGGATTATCCATTATTTCTGTTAAAAGAACATTACTTAATGGATTATATTTTGTTCCAGATTTATAATTTTCATCTACAAATTTATTTAATGGAACATTATCATTATTATTTTTATCATCTTGTTTACCATTTTGTATATCTGGGTTATTTATAGTTACGACTGGATTATATCCACTATTATCAGATGAAAAACCTTCTTTATTGTTTTTTAAATTATATTTATACCAATTTTGATTATAAAAAAAATAAATTACTATTAATGTAATAAATCCTATTAATAATATTTTCATCGATCTAGTTAAAATAAATCCTAAAATAGTTAAAATTATAATTAATCTAGTCATTGCATTTATTTTTCTTTCATAACACATTTGTTGAGTAGGCCAGATTTCTATTATAGTATTTTTATTTAATAAAACAGTAGGATTATTTATCCAGACATCTATTTCATTCATATCATCATTGCTATTAAAAGACATAATTATATTTACTTATATTGTATAATAATATTTATATTTTACAATATTACATATATTTTGTATTATTTTGTAATTTAACAATACCGATATTCTACAATCTAATTTTTTTTCTTCTTCTTTTTCTTCTTCTCACCATTATTAGTATTACTATTGGTATTACTATTATTAGTATTAGATGAATTACTACTATTAAACATATTAATTAATTGCTCATCTGGTACAGGATTAAAATTTTGTGTACGTGCATTTATCTCTGCTTGTGTATTTGCCTGTTGTTCTTGATTTTGTGTCTTTTTCTTTTCTGCTTTTTCCTTCATTTTCTCCCTCATTTGAGCTTGTTTCATTGTTTGATTTAGTTTACTTTCCATTGCATTAAAATCAAATTTTCCGCCACCCATTCCTTTTGACATACCCATTTTTTTTAAAATAGATTGAATGTCGCCCATACCAGGCATATCCTTCATTTTATTTATTATATCACTTGCCTCTGATATTAATTCACTTTCTTTTATGCTTCCTGATTTTATTTTTTCATCTAATTTACCTCCTACATTTTTAACTAATGTCATTAATTTTGCAGGATTCTTCATCAATTTTTGAAAAACATCTTTTACATTTGAGTCAGCATTTATATCACCATCTACACCTAAATTTAAATCTGATGCAGTTTCTTGTGCTATTTCCATTGCTAATTCTCCTAATTTACCACCTAACATACCATTAATGTGTTCGTGTAAATTTTCTGCATTTGGAAAATTATTCATGTTAATACCTTCTGATTTATTGTCTTCACCGTCTTCACCGTCTTCACCGTTTTCACCATCTTGACCGTTTTCACCATCTTCACCAGACCCATTTTCATCCGATTTTTTATTGTTTTCAAAAAAATCATACATTTTACTCATAGTTTCTTCTAATGTTGATTTTAAATCAGTCTCTTCTATTGCTTTAAACAATTTTACTGTTTCACCAAATGCGTCACTATTTTCCATTTTTCCTATTATAGCAAAAAGAATTAGTTGCAAATATCTCCATATAGTTTCACGAGTATTGTCGCTAATATCACATTGCCATAGATTTCTAAAATGAATGTTCGGTAAAAATTCCGTATCTACATCGGATGATTCAGAAAATATATCAACGTTTTTATACAATATATCAAAAAAACGTGGTGGCATCTTTTTTAAACAAAAATCATATAAGTATTCTACTGGATTTGAATGTTTAGTATTTTTCCACCATTTATCTATAAAAGGAACATATTCTGGAAATGTAGTACTTAAATCATTTGAAAAATCTTTGACTATTTTGCTAAATTCATCTGGAATTGAACTAGATTTAGTTTCTGTTGACATTTATTATATTGTTTAATATAATAAATATTTTTTAAATCAAACTAAATTTAAATTATATATTTTGGTATTTTTTATTTGTTTTTACTTTTGTAAAACTAAAACCCACCACTCATATTAGAATATAAACTACATAATTTTGTTAAATTTTGAATATATTGCATGGATTTCTTTTTATTTTCTTCATTCATTTCTTTTACAGGATTTCTTAATCGGTCAATACCCATTATAATTTTTTTTGAATTGGGCGAATCAATTACATCTTCTGTATAATCTTTATTTATGAAATAATCAATATTACCAGATTCTATTTCTAACCTATATTTTCCTACAACATATTCTGACCATATACGAATTATTAATTTTGGATTTATTTTTCTTATTGTACTAAACGCATTTTTAGAAGCTAAAATATCATAATCATCTGGAAAAACATTTTGTATATCATCTACAAATTCCATAAAATGATCATTAAACGTGGATAATATAGTATTTGCTGATGTTTTTGACATATTGATTATTAATTATTAATGATTACTTTTTATATATTTTATATAATTATATAATATATAACATATAACATATAACATATAACATATAACCATATAATATATAATTATATGAGTGAAACACCCCTTACAACCAAATCAAAAAGAAAATATAATGATATTAGTGATCCTGATGACAATACCAGTATAGTTTATTTTTTAGTAGTGTGTCACGGAATTTATGTTTTAAAAGAAGATAATCAATATAATCAAGATAAACAATACGAACCTGAATATGTAAAAATACCTGAAAATATTAAATATGTGAATAAAATTACATATGCACCATTTGGATTTAAAAATATACTACCTGATACAAAATGTATAAGAGAAAATGTTACTAATATTTGCACTGATATATGTCCATCCAACAATTTACCTGGTCCAGATGAATTGATTGATTTATTACAAGATGATGTTCAATTATTAGAACAACAAAGAAAGGTCTTTAATATAAGACAAAAACACAAAGAGTATTATGGTTATGAGAGTAATGAAAACTTGAAAATAAGATGTTTTTATAAAATGTTATTTAATAAAGAACCTCAACTTTATCAAAATGTAGTATATTCTAATCCCTCTAATGAGACAAAAAAAAATATTCCTATTATTCAAAAACAATTTAGTATTTTTCCACATGAAATAAATACAAAATATAATATTTATGTAGTATTCGAAAAAAATGGGAAATTAAACAAAGATGATTCAATATTAAATAGTGATAGATATAAAGCTTATAATAAAGAAACCTACAAAGGATCATATCATCATGATATGAATAGAGATATTACTACACAAAAATTATTAGAATTTGCTCAATATTACGGTTATGAAAATGTTGTTATTTTTGATTATTCATGTGAATCGTGTAAAGATAGAAGTGGAAATCCAATACCTAGAAATCAGGTAATGAGTATAAGAGAATTAATATTATCAGGACAAATTGGTAGAGGTAATAAAAAAACACGTAATCGTAGTCGCAATCATATGTCTAGTCGTAATTATAAACCTATATCAAGACGTATTTTGCGAAAATATAAAAAAAACCAAAAAACAAAGCGAACACAAAAAACACGATAATTTAATCACATTCTTTTTTGTTGACTATTTGTAAGATTTTTAAATTCTTGTTCTCTCTGCTGTTGCAATTGTTCTACTGTTAAACCTTCGGGTATTTTACTTGCTTTTATACTTGATTCATCTGCAGGTGTTTGTATAGTATTACTATCTATATAATTAGTATGAACATAATTGTGCATTTGTCTTACACCTCCATTACCCTTTGCAGATAAATCATCTGAATTCATATCTAAAAAGCTATAATTGTCTGACATAATTCCATACGCACTCGAACCACCACCAAATGAAAATGCCATTGGTTCAATATTATTATTTGTTGCTTGTTTTACTGCAACTTCTTGTTTCGGTTTAAAAAAATGTAATATTGCTTCACCGTATAATATTTCATAATTATTGTTTAATAATAACAACGCAGGAACTCGATTCACCGTTTCAGGCAATATAATTCGCTGTCCATTTTCCAATATAATATATGTTTTATTATCTTCTTTTACTCTTTTATCAATACATATGAAATGTATATCTTTTGCCAAATTTGTTTTTGATAATGTTTGTATTATACTTTTAGAATGATTGCAAAAATTTGAATAATATAATATACAACTCATTTGATATATTATATTATAAACAAATTATTTATATTATATTTTTATATTATTTTTATTTTATTTTTATTTTATTTTTATTTTATTTTTATTTATAATAAAAATTGATTAATATTTATTCATAACATTAATATAAATAAATAAATATAAATAAATATAAATAAATATTACAATACAAATACAAATACTAATAACCTACTTATCTATCTACGTATATTAATTACTATCATATACAATATGAATCCAAAAATTGACAATATTTCAGATAAAGGTTCTATTTTACAATTCACCCTATCAGGTGTTAATGTAAGTTTAGCAAATGCATTACGACGAACAATATTATCTGATATTCCTATTGTTGTTTTTAAAACTTCTCCTTATGAAGAAAATAAAGCTACTATATACGCAAACACAACGCGTTTGAATAATGAAATATTAAAACAAAGATTAAGTTGTATTCCTATTCATATTCGTGATTTAAATATACCACTTAATAATTATTTATTAGAACTTAAAGAAGAAAATATTACAGATACGATGATGGTTGTAACTACTGAACATTTTAAAATTAAAAATTTACAAACAAATTCTTATTTATCAGATAATGATGTTCGTGAGATTTTTCCATCCTCTGATATTAGTGGTTATTTTATCGATTTCGTTAAATTAAGACCAAAAATTTCAGATGAATTACCAGGTGAAAAAATTCATTTAACTTGTGAATTTACTATTAGTAATGCAAAAGATGATGCCATGTTTAATTGTGTTTCTACTTGTGCTTATGGTTTCACACCTGATGATATAAAAATTAAAGAAGAATTGAATAAAAAACAACAACAGTGGAAAGATATGGGTATGAATGCGGAAGATATTACATTTGAATCTAAAAATTGGCAATTACTCGATGCATTAAGAATTGTTAAAAAAGATAGTTTTGATTTTACAATTGAAACACTTGGTATTTATAGTAATCAGGAAATAATACAAAAAGCATGTGATATAGTAATAAAAAAATTAGAAAATATTGATACGCAAATAGATGTAGATGAATTTGAAATACGCGTATCAGATACGACAATGGATAATTGTTTTGATATTCGTTTAAAAAATGAGGATTATACAATTGGTAAAATTATTGAATATTTTGTTTATAGTAATTATTTTGAAGGATTAAAAACATTAAATTTCTGTGGTTTTAAAAAATTCCATCCTCATGATATAGATAGTATTATTCGCGTTGCATACATTGATCCAGTAGATATATCTACTATTAAACAAAATATCAAAGAATGTTTAGCGAATGGTATTAGTGTATTTTCAAAAATAAAAAAAATGATATAAAACACCTGTTACACATTTTACAGGAAAAAAATAAAATCAATAGTAGGAATTTAACCTACGATTGCAATACCACATATAAAAATAATAAACATGTTTATATAATTACTAAATATTTTTTTTATTGTTTTTTTATTGTTTTCTATTCGTCATCATCGTCATCATCTTCTTCTTCATCCCACATTTCTTTCAAATTTATCCATTCACAACTCATATATTCATCTAACTCACTGCCTATTCCAATTACTTTACGTAATTCTTCTAGTTCATCTTCATTTGATGGATAATCATACGTATCATCTACCTCTAATTGTTCTTTATCATTATTGGCGTACATACATCTACCAAAAAAACAGTTACCTGGTTCATCATAATATGCTATTACATCTATTTTATAATTTTTGCTCATTAAATTATACACTCCTGTGGGTGGTGACCATGCGGATTCAAATGATATATGTAAACTACATTCATTTTCGTCACAATCGTTTATTTCAACATCTGTAGGTGACCATTTTGTATGCCATACTTCACATGCTTTTGCATAATCCCAACCTTCTGGATGTTCTAGCGTATCCAACTCTAATGGAGCAAATGTTTGAAACCACTTGTCATTTTTTATAGATTCTAATAATTTATTATATATTTCTTTTGATGGACATATAAAATGCGCACTATTTAGACACCAATTTGGCATTGTATATATTATAATATATAAATATATTGTCATATATTTATATCTTATTTATTTGTTATTTTATTTATTTGTTATTTTATTTATTTGTTATTTTATTTATTTGTTATTTTATTTATTTGTTATTTTATTTAACTGCTAGGTTTGATAGGTTTATTCAATTTTTTATTTACCAAAGAATAAATTAGTTTTGATGGGTGTAAATTATTTACATAAGCCATAACATAAAGTAAATTCATGTGTCTATTAGTAGGTTTCAATTCTCTTAAATATAAATTATGCAATTCATACATATGTGATTTATATTGAGGTGGATATTCTGATAATGGTTTTGATTTATTTATAAAACAATCAATATAATGAATCAATAATATATTTGTAAATGAATGTATTTTAGTTTTAAACAATTCGATCATATTTTTAATGTTTCCGTCACCACTATTTTCTACAACTTCATTATCATCCATACTTGCTAATGTAGTTGAATTATTTTTATTGCATTTAATAAATTGTTTTACTGCATTCAATTGTCTGGCAATTAAATATTTATATAATAATTTAGATTGCCACCCATGAATATTATGGATATGTTCATAATACGGGTTTCTAATTTTGCATCTTTCACCTGTAACAGTATTATAAATAACAAACCCCATTGTTGAATATGTCATACTTATATCATCACTGTATGTATAAAAATACTTGTACACGTTTTTATATGTTTTTAATTCCCTAGATGCAAATTTTTTAGGATATTTTAATTTACAATCTTTTGGAAATGTAATTTTAGGTTCGAACCCATTAAAATGGATTAAATGGTGAACATGAACAATTAGTTCTTCCCTACCTGCAACTGGAGAATTAATATCATCCTGACTATCATCACACATATTAAATATATGATTAATATTATAAACATACAATAAATACAATTGTGGTTTAACTATATCAAAAACAATTTGGTTTTTAGGATGTTGCAAAACAAAACTATAGCAATATTTGTAATTAAACATATCTAATGTCATATTCATTTCTTTTAATGTATCAAAAAACATATCACGAAAAGACATTTTAGTAAATGTATTCGTGTTATATCCACCAATAGAACTCTTTGTTGCAATTTCCCATTTACATTCATATGAATCCCAAAATAATTGAACCATAGTACCTTCAACCAATTCTTCTACGATAATATTTTCATCTTTAGTTTGATATTTCGTAATAAATTCATCATATGTAATACATTTAGGTGGCGAAAAAGAAACAACCCTATTATCTTTATTAACTACTATTGAACGAATTAATCCATGCGTAGAATAATTATCTTTTTCTAATAATTTTTTATTATATTTAATTAATTTATAATTATTTTCTCCTGTTTCTGCTGTTTCAATACAACTTTTTGTAAATGGTTTAGATATTTTATAAAATACAGATGGCTCAATATTTTCATCCTGTTTAGATTCTGACAAACATTTAACAAAATCACAAACACTATGTAATGAATATTTTGTATCAAAATTACTGATTTCCATGATATATTGATAATGTATGATATTATTACATAAAATACAATTATAACTTTATATTGTTGTTATAAATATTATTATAATACCAATTACTATACAACAATAATTTGATATTGTATCTAGTAGAATTAAAGATAAAATAATATATTATTAATATAGGAAACTAGATATATTAATAAACAATGTCAAACAATGAAAAATCAGAAAACATCAGTTCCGAAAAACAACTAGATAAACCAGTAGTTATAGAAAGTAAAGATAGTAAAGAGACAGTTGAATTACAATTGGGAGATATTATTCAATTGTTTGTTTTCTCTCCAGATACGGGATCTGAAATGAATAAAGATGATTATGAAAGATTGAATGAACAAACATTTATGATAGATTATATAGATTCAAAAAAAATGATAATTATCAATGATGAAACATTAGAATCTATTTTATTACGTATTGAAGATGGTATAATTGCAGATGGTATAATAAAAAACATAATAATAAAGGATCGCAATGAATATCCCGGTTATGCAAGACAAAATGATCTTTTACCAGGTAAGTGGGTAAACATTTATTTTGGTGGCGATGAACCTAGAATAATTACTGGAGAGATTACTAATTTAGAAGAAGATATGATTGAATTAAAAACATATCCAGAGAATAGTATTATTTATATAAATTTTGATTATAAAGGTATACCAGAATATTTACCAATTGAAACAATAGAGATTAGAGAGAAACCAAAATCCATAGATTCTGAAAAATCGGTTGAACTTCTCTCAAGAACAGAGATAGTAAGTGATGAAGGCGTTGAAGGCGTTGAAGGCGTTGAAGGCGTTGAAGGCGTTGAAGGCGTTGAAGGCGTTGAAGGCGTTGAAGGCGTTGAAGGCGTTGAAGATGTCGTAGATAAAAATATTCCAGTTGAATATAATTTAGAAGAGGGTGAAATATATGAACCAGAGTTTGAAGATACAAAAGAAATAGTCATTAATATACCTAGTTCTGATATTAAAAAACAATTACATGAGTTTATTATAAAAGCAGATGAAATTGTTTTTGGTAATGACGTAGGAAATATAGTTCAATTTGTTTCTATTGATGGATCAAGGCAAAGGTATAGTATAGAAACACAAACAACAGAATTATTAGATGAAATGATTTCTTCAATACCTAACAGAGAGAGAAATTCACGTGTCTTAAATAATATTCATATTATGATAGAACGTTTTAAACAATTAAGAACAGAATTTTCTACATTTGATGAAAATAATAATATAAATGGTATGAAGTTTAAAGAAGCATCCTGGAAACCATTGGTTGAAAATTTGTTTCATTTAAAAAAATCATTGTATTGGATATTGCCAGTTGTTAAAAATATGAAAAAACTATATAATATAGATGAAACTAATAATAATATAAATGATTACCCAGATATAATTTCACTTAATTTTACCGATAATATGTCAGAATTAGATTCGGCATTTAGTAATTATAAATTAAATGATACGCCTTTAGAAATGAATAAATATGTTACAATGATAAAAGAAATGAATCCTTATATGACACCATTTGAGAATGATATAAATAGGGTTAATCTAGAAATTAATATAAATCAATATTTAAATCAAGATTATCTTTATAATAATACAGTTCACGATAATTTTGAAGCAATTATAGATAATTTGGGTGATTTTTATTCATCTGTATTAAATAATAATTTAATTAAATCGAATCGTTTTTTAATAAGTAAATATAATTTAGGTCAGAATAAATTAGAAACTTTTTCTTATGTCGGAAATAAATCAAAAACCCAATTGGTTACATTAACAAAACCGGATTCAATGAATATAAAATCCATTATAATGTTGCCAAAAGACGCACTACATTTTTCACGTATTCAATTACCAGGAACAAATATATTAGATAAAGCAAATTTAAATAATACATTTTTGAATTATTGGCAAGTATTGAATAAAAATACTTATATGAATAATAAATTTATAGGTAATGATGATATATTATTACAAAAAAAAGATGGATATAAAAATAAAAATAAAAATAAAAATAAAGAACTAGAAGACAGACAAAAAAATGATCTTCAACCATTAGATGAAATAGAGAATGTAGACAGAACAAATAAAACGGATAATGAAAATTATCTTAACAATATAATGCATTATATTTTAGATATTGACATTGAAAATTATATGACTGATTCTATAAACAAAGATAATATAAATGATGAGTTAGAGGTAGAAAATAACGTACCTAATACAGATGATAAAATAGTAAATATAAAAACACAATATGAAAAACTTTATTATGATTTTTTACGAGCAATTGTACCAAAAACTAAAACATTATTTTATCTTATGCAAAAAGATATTCATAATAAATTTGCATTTAAAAATGTTGTAGAATATTTTGAACCGTTTTTAATATATCAAGATGATATTACATTTTTACAATACAATGCAATTGTTAAATTTATAAATTATAAAATTATTGAATTCAACAAAAATTATGCTGAAAAATATCGTTCTTTTCAAAATATTAAAAATATGAGATCATCTGGGTTTATGAAAAAAAAAACAACCAATATCAATAATATGTATAATGTTTTGAATTCTATTACATATAATATAAATTCTGATAATAATAAAGAAGAAAATGAACAAGAAAATGAAGAAGAAAACAGAGCAAAATTTCTCTCCATTAATGATAATATCAATGTAAAAGAAACAGTAATAGAAAAATATCGAATTGAAAATCCGACAGTGAATTCTAGTTCTTATTTAATTGATGAAGATAAACCACGCAAATCACAGTCACAATCTGTTTTTCTAGAATCATCTGAAATATTAAACAAAATAAATCAAATGGATAATGGTCGTTTATTTAATAGTGCAATGAGTTTAAATAATTTGCCATTAATGTTTTCTGACAATTTAAACACTATTTTTGAAGATGAAAAAAAATATTTGAAAGATGATATAAAAATGATGGACGCGAATCCAGTAAATATGTGCACCAATTATGTAATAGCAAAACAATATCGAAATACAGAAGAATTAAATGTCGACAATGAAAATAATAAAATTGTTTATTTTGACAAAAAATTTGATACAACTAATTATTCATTATTAAATCAATATGAAAAAGAGATGAACAAAATGGAATCAGAAGAATTCATTGATTTTTTGACAGAAAAAATAGAGTCATCTGAAAAAGTTTCGAGAGAAAATGCAGAGAAACTAGTAGAAAATTTAATAACTGGATTGAAACTAGTAGAAAATGGTCACTATGCTATTGTATATGATTCAAATGAAGACATTATGAATTATTATGTTCGTAAAAATGGAAAATGGTTATTGGATGAAAATATTAATAAAGATGATTTTATTAATTCAAATAATCAAAATATATTATGTAATTTACAAACAGATTGTATTGCTATTAATAATAAAAATAATACTGATCTATCTAATATGGAATGTAAATCAGAAATGTATAATAAAGATTTACTTACAGAAAATGCATTAAATACCATTCTTAAAGAATTCGATAAACAATATTATCAATCCAAAGAAGAATTAGAAAATAAAATAAAATCCACATTTGAATATTATATGAATATTTTTGATAAAAATGAAAAAATAAAAAATCAAAGAATCATTAAATATAATAATCAACAATATTTATTAGGATTAGAAGAATTAAAACAAAATGATATTGATTTAGAAAAAGACGGTGAATTAAGCAACCCCTATATATCACCGTATAGTAGATTGAGGGATATGATACTTGGTCAAACAGATGTTATAAAAAAACAAAATGATATTATTCGTTTTACACAAATGTTTACAAGAGAAAATATAAAAGACGATACGGTAGGTCCATTGGGTGAAATAGAATCAATATATTGGCGTTATTGTATAAAAACGAATACAAAATTATTACCAGCATTTTTATATACATTGGCTTGCGTTTTTATAAATAATAATGAAAATTATAATGAAAAAGTTGAATATATTATAAAAGAAATAGGTGCATTAAGTGATGATGATACGGCATGGGTTGATAAACATAGTGGTTATATAATTAAACAGATAAATTTCGATGTGGATGAAGGGTATGAAGGTGGATATAAAAATAAATCAAGAGAAATCATGGAAACAGAAACAGGATTATCATCATATACTAATATTAATAATAGTAACATTGAAAAGGGTAGAGAGAAACAATTGGAAGAAGAAATAAAAATAAAACTAACAAAAAAACTGACACCAGAAAATAAGATAATTATTAATATTGTGAATACTCTCTCTCAATCATGTAGTATTGATATATCTCAACAACATGAATTTATTATGAGAATAGTAGGTCAAGCACTTTTGACGGCATTACCACCTGAAGCAGAATATAATAAAGAAGTAAAAGAAACGGCAAATAAAGGTAAAACAATTCCGCCATATAAAAATATATATAATTCAACAATTCTTTATTTAACAATGGGTATGTTTATATTAGCAGTACAAACTCAAATTCCTTCTATAAAAACAAAAAAGACATATCCTGGTTGTGTACGTTCTTTTCAAGGTTTTCCAGTAGATGGTTTAACAAACACAGATTATTCTTCTATTGAATATATTGCATGTATAGGTTATGACATAAGAACATCTATTGATCCGTGGTCAGCATTACAAAAACAAAAGAAAGAAACTATTGTTAAGAGATTAAAAGATACTATACAAAAAATATTACTTGCTATTCCTGATGTAGAGAGAAAAATAAATGAAAAATTAGAATATAATATTGAAAAAGAACGCAGGCGTACGGAAGGAAATGCTATAGAAAAGGATGATGTCGAAGAAGAACATGATATAAAACAATGGAGTTCTTTTTTACCTCCATTAGTAAGTTTTAAAATACGTAGATTGGCAAATATAACAAGTGAGTTTAAGAGTTCATTACTATCTTCTTTAAAGAATGGTGGAAGTAATCAGAGAGAAAAACTATTGGTTGTAGAATCAAAAATAATTGATTTTTCTCTCGCCATACAAGAAAAAATACAAGATATAATAAACAAAAAAAAATTATTACTAACCAATAAAGCAAATGAACCGTTTGTAGAAAATGCATGTTGTAATGATACAAATATTTTTACCACCATTCAATACTTTGAAAAAGAGAGTAATGGAGAGATAAATTCATATAATAAAATTGTAAATGAATTATCCAATATATTGTTTGATATAAATGCTATTGCAAAATCGCCATTTTTAGTAAGTAATGAAAATACAAAAAATCAATATCCAGTTATTTCAAATGAATTTGATGAAGAAACCATCTATCGTGCATTTATTGTTTATTGTAAGTTTAATAGTTTAATTCCAATAAGTGAAGAATTAATTAGTTTATGCAATCAAAAACCAAAAAATATATCTAGTAAAGATTCATATAATGAAATTATATTAAAATTAAAGAAAGATGGCAGGGTGTATACACAAGAATCTTTGTTACGATTATTACAACTAGTAAATAGAAAAAATATAATAGATGTTGAAATGAACAATTCATCTATTAGTTCTATACAAATGATGCGTAATTTAATCGATAGTTTTGATTATGAAAAAGAAGAAGTAGTTTATCCTGCTTTGCAAAAATTATTAACCAATTCATTAAATACTTATGACGTTACGTCTGAGGTTTCAAATAAAAATAGGGACGACGATGATGTAGAAGATGCGAAAGAAACTAGAGCATTAAAAAATCATTTAAGTCATACAAATGATTCTATGAAAAAAGATATAATTGAATTTATCAAAAAAAATTATAAATTATCTGGAATAAAACAAAAAGATATAGAAGGTTTATTAAAAGATTTATTCGTATGGGATTGTGATGATAGTGTTAATACTCGTAATATTGATTGTATGAATAAAATGGTACAATTTATTAAAACATACATACATAATTTTGCATCAATATTTCCAAATATAATATTAAATACTGTTGATTATGACAAAATTATAGTTCAAAAATATTTAGGTTTATCACTTACTCATAGCAACGATATTAAAAAAATAATAAAAGATTATTACGAAAAATTAAAACCATTTTACAAAAGCACAAATGTTTTAAATGTTTTACAACATGTTCAAAATAAAACAAAAAATCTAATAATGTTGACTAATGAAACACCCTTTTTGACCTCCATTGATATAGATTCAGAAATAAATAAAATACATGTTAAAGAATATTCTATTTTTGATATTCGTTTATCTAAATTGTTGTTAGAACATTATTTTTTAATATTGTTTATGGAATATGTAAATTTAGCAAACAACGAAAGTATGTTATTTGGTATAAATAAAAAAACTGTAGAAAAATCAAAGCCGAACTCAAAAAAATCAAAAAATAAATTAGAAATAGAAGAAGAACATAAAGAAGAATTATTAATAGAAGAGATATTTACTGTTGAAAATTTAGAAGAACGGGAACAATTTATTGGATTAGAGGATGAAATTTTCGAAAATGAATATGTAAGAGCACCTGGTGAATTAAAAAAGTTACAAACAAATATAGCAAATTTATTATTACAATATATGAATATTATGAAAGACCATAAATTTATGGTTGATATTTCATATGAAAATGTTATGGACAAAGTGTTCAAGATAAAGGAAAGAGAGAAAGACACTTTTACAGATAGATTAAAAGGTAAAACAGATGAGATGAGAAATGTAGACACGGTGATGAAAATTAATAAATTAGGTGAATGGGGAAAAGGTTTACAAAAAGGTTTAACTAGATATGACAAAGAAACATATGATGAGGAGAGAGATTTAATGTTAAATATTGCATCCATTGAAAGAGCCGTTAGGAAGAATCCAGATGTAAATGATGAAAATATAGAACAATATATGGATGATTATTTGTATAATCAAACTGTAGATTTAGAAATAGAACGTGATGCATATGATATAAATGATCAAATAGATGATTATAATGATGGCAATTTTGAGGGTGAGGAAGTGGAAAATTGGGATGAATATGAATAAAGAAAGATACGTGGCTTTGTTTTCTCTCTAGAAACTCCGTAGAAATAGTATGTTGTTTATGAAATTATATTATATTTTTATAAATATAATATAAATACACGAATAAATAATTCAATATTATTATTATTTATCATTAATTAAATAAAATGAATCATATGAATCCAATCAATATATTTATTTGTAATAATGTAACTCTAGTTTCTATAGTTTTATTTATTATTCTATTCTATGTAATTAAGTTACTACAACCAGCATTTTTATTTAAACCAGATGGTAGTATGCGTGAATTTGGTATAGGATATAAAAATAAAACTATTTTACCGTTATGGTTGGTTGCTATTTTATTATCTATGTTGTGTTATTTAGGAGTATTATATTATGTAACATATTTTTAGTATTAGATTTACATTAGATTTAATTTTATACACTAGTTTGTTTATTGTTTATGAAATAGTGTATACTCTTTGTTGTGCTTGTGCTAATGCATTCTCTTGAGCTTGTTGTGTCAATGCAGTATTTAAATTACTTTGTATTTGATTTATACTCTTTGAACAACCACGATTATTAATATTGTATTTTACTATTGTAGACAATAATAAACCAGTATAAATATACCACATTGCTTCTCCTATATTATCACGATATATAACAAGATCAAGTAGTTTTTTCTTTAAACTACTATATTTTTTTATAATTGAAAATTCTGAATCATTATTTATTTTTAAAATTGAATCACCAACACCACCAACACCATCATCACCACTAATACCACCACCATTGATTTTACATTGATGTGCATTGATATATTTTTGTTTTACACCACCTATTTGAACAGTTAATGAAGCAGTTTTATTGGATTGTGTTACAGTAGAATCAACAGAAGGAATAGTTTTATCACTAGTAGAAGCAGTTTTATTAGCATAATCATTATAGCTTGATATATTTTCTATTTCATAGCAATATTTATCTTGATCAGGTGTCAACGATGCGTATTCAGGTTTCATTAATGGACGTAATGTACCCCAATATTCATTAAAATTAATGGGTGTAATTTTATTGATTAAAAGTGATAAATTACTGAATATTTCTGATATTAAATCAGTTGATTCTGCCTGAATCTCATGTTGTAATTTATCTAATGTTTTAACTTCATTATCTTTTGTATTATCTTGAACCATATTTTCATTTACTAATAACTGGACGTCACCCTCTACATTTTTACCATGATTTAATAGTTCTGTTAAAACAACATTTACTTTTTCTGATACAGAATAATATCCAACAATATCTGAAAATGCATTTTTAAAATTAGGAAATGCAATAACAATAATAATAACTATCCCAAATATCAAAATCCATGGGAAAAAAGTAATAATAGTGGTGTATTTTAAATTATCTTTGAAAGAACCTCCACACATATTCATAATAACAATAACATTTGTAATTAATTGTGCAAGTATTGTTATTCCAAAATATAATAATAAACTGGAATTGATAGAATTATAATAAGATTCAATTCCTTCAGTAGTAGAATAGTCTTTAAGTGTCGCCTTACTACGTATTCTTGAAAAATAAATAAATGTGAATATTAAAAAAATGATAAAATTAATAACTGAATTATCCATACTTTTCTTATATTATATTTATTGTATACTATTTTTATAGATAATTATGTTTATAGATAATTATGTTTATAGATAATATGTATAATTTAATTTACTAATATACAATATTATAATAAAGTAATATTTTTTACACTAAAATTAAATAATTTAACAAAAACAACTTAACAAAATATATATACTATACAGATGTTTTATGATGATTATATTTCATCTAAACCTTTATTAGTTGAACCAGGTGTCAAACAATTTTTAAATGAAACATTGAAACAATGTAGAGAATATAAAACAACTTATTATAATCTTTTATTCAATGTAGGTATATTTTTATTATTTATCTTTATTTTAGCACTTATATTAATATATAAATATAAAGGTAAACTTTCACCATCTGAAAAATTAAAAAAAGATCGCGAAAAACAACAATATATTTTATCTAAAATCAAGAATTTTCAGGATGCAAAACGGCTTGCCCATCAAGAATTAATCACTGGGTTGCCTGGTTGGGAGAATGAATACGATATAATTCATAGAAAAATATATATTTAGTACAAAACATACAATATAATATACAATATTATATATAATAATGGATAAAGAAAAAAAACAGTTTAATGATGCTTTATTTTTATTTTATAAGCTTAAAGGTCAATATGAATCTCATATCGAATTGTACAAAAAAACAATTTTACAAAGTAAAGTATTGAGTTGGAGAGAAAAAAGACGCATGTATAAACGTGAAAAACCTAAATGTATTAATTGTAATCGTCGTGTTGGTTCTATTTTTTCAATAACACGTAATCCATATAATAAAAAAAACAATGACAACAATGACAACAATGACAACAATGACAACAATGACAACAATGACAACAATGACAACAATGACAACAATGACAACAATGACAACAATGAAAACAATGACAACAATGACAACAATGACAACAATGACAACAATGACAACAATGACAACAATGACAACAATGACAACAATGACAACAATGACAACAATGACAACAACAATGAAAATATAAACAAAGACGAATTCAGTGATGCAAGAATGTTAAAAGCATATTGTGGTGACAGATTAAACCCATGCCCATTAAATATAGAAATTGCCATTAATTTGTTCAGCATAAAAAAATATTTAAATGAAGAAGAAGTTAATTTAACAAATGACAAAACGGAAATAATTAAATACAAAAATGATTTATTGTTTGGATATTTAAATGAAAATGATGTATTAAATAAATTTGAAGAGCTTAAAGAAAAAATAAAATCCGAGACATCTAATTATGAGTTTTTGTTAAATGAATACAATGAAATTGTAAACAATAAAGAGAAAATGAATATGATTACAGAGAATACAAAAGAAATATATTTACTAATAGAAAAAATAAGAGTTGCTATATCTAAATATGAAAATACTGATAATATTGATTATGTAAGTGATGCTGTTACTATTTATATAAATGAATTATTACCTAAAATAAGAGATAATAATAAGCTAAAATATAAAGTCAACTATGTAGATTTTAATGAATATGATAGTACTTATCATTTAATTCAATTACCACATACAATCGAAGATATGGAGGCTAGTTTAGATAATAAAGTGATTAATCTTGTTACGGGACTCACTAAATTTAGAAGATAATGAAAATAAATCATTCATTAAAAAATAATATTAACCAAATATAACAAATGTTTCTTGATAAGATTTCAATACCAGTGTTTTTAATCAGTTTATCTATTGGCATATTTTTTGTTTATATATTTGGTAGTGATAGAAAAATAATATATGTTTATCCTACACCAGAAAATGTAAATAAAATTTTATATAAAGATAAAGCAGACAATTGTTTTAAATTAGAATCGAAAGAAGTAAAATGCCCAACTGATTCTGCCAAAATAACAAATATACCTATTCAAAAATAATAATTATTTAACTTTTTGTATAAATATACAATATATATTTATATTATATAAATATGTATTTATCAAAACTGTTTCATACACAAACTGGTAAAATTGTTCTCTCCATAATATTAGGTTTAGGATTAGCAACTTTATTTAGAACTGTTTGTAAAGATAAAAATTGTATTATATTTCACGCACCACCATTAGAACAAATTGAAGGCAAAACATATAAATATGATAATAAGTGTTTTCAATATGTTGCAAAATCTGCAAAATGTGATAAAACAAAAAATATAGTAAATTTTCAATAATTTAATAATTTACTTTTATGCGTAAATTATTCTAATCTATCATTCTAGGTAATATATATTATATAATGAATAATACTACCAATATTTCTGATTTGCCTTCTGATCCTCTTGGAAGTGGATTAACTAATGTGAATAATGGTAATATTTCAATGTCTATACAAGAAAGTATGCAAAATCAAAATATTCAAATGCAACCTACAATGCAACCACAAACTGCTGGACAAAATAGCTCATTATCATTAGATCAAACTACAATAAATCAAATAGTAAATGGATTACAAAAGGCGACAGTTAATGGATTAACGCAACTTCCTTCGAGAGATATTCCAAGAACAACAGATGCAATTACAAACGATCCACAAATACAACCAAATTATATACCAGAACCAAATAAAAATCAAATGCAAGAAGATTATATAAATCAAATGCAACGTTTACAACAGTCAACTGATGAAATTATTGATGAAAATACTAAAAAAACAAATTTTTCAAATTCATTAGATAATTTATATGAAGAAATACAAACACCCCTTTTATTAGCCATTTTATTTTTTATATTTCAATTACCAATATTTAAAAAATATCTATTCATATATTTACCGTTTTTATTCTTTAATGATGGTAATTATAATCTAAAAGGTTATATTATAATAAGTATTTTATTTGGTTGTATATACTATTTTAGTAATAAAGTAGTAAATATTGTTAGTTTTTAGCAATAGCATATTTAGAATAAAAAGAATTTTCTGGATCGTCTTTTTGATCTTCTTTTATTTTTTCGTCCTTTTTTAGATTTAATAACTTTAAAATAGGAACTTTTATATGGATAAGATTTATTATTTTTCATTGTTTTATTGTGATTAATATTAATATGTTTAATATTACTGTTCACATTTTCTCTCTTACTATCATCTTTTCTCTCTAACTCGTCATCTTTATATTTTGAAATACTTAATTTTGTTTCTGGTTTATACATTAAAAACCATTCTTCAAACTCTTTACTATTACGATTTTTTTTTAATTCATAAAATTTTTTGGATTTTTCAGCACGCATTTCTTCCACCGTATTTTGATGACCATAACAATGAATGCTAAATCGTTTTAATAATCCTTTCTGTTCTAATCTGTTTTTTTGTTGAACATCAAATAAAAAATTAGCCATACATAAAATACGATCAATATCATAATATGGACGATTTGTATATAAGAATGCTAAATAAAATGACATCATCGTATCAATTGTTGCAATACGTATATGTGTTTTTTTATAATTAATCTCATTATAACTATGACACGCTATAGTTTTATAAATAAACGCAATCGTATCTTTATCTACTATAATTTCATATGCTGATGGAATTATATCTCCTATTGCATCACGTTTTACTATTTTAATATTATTTATTTTAATATCTTTTAATCGTTCTTTTATAATTTCTGCTACTATTTCAGGTTCTTGCGATAATACATCAAAATCTGGTATTTTTTTTAATTGTTTCTGTAAATTTTTTGGCATATACTTTGAATATAAAGAAATTGCAAATCCACCAAAAAATACAACGCCTTGATTTATTAATGTATTTTTAACTGTTTCATAAATTTCATCACCTTTTTCATTTTCAAATTCTCTCTGAAAATCTATTTCATCGCAATTTTTACTTGTTAATGGATAGTGTTTATTTAACAATGTAATTCTTTTTAGTACTTTCTCCCATCTACTAGTATCACCTGCTGGTCTAGATAATTCTAAAAACATACCCATTCTTAAATAATTAGGTGGTGCGTACAATATACCTGCTACACGTATTGATTCTTTTTTAATTGAATTAAATATTTCTTTTGGAATATAGGTAATATCTGCTATAGGCATATAATTAACAAAAACTTTATATGTCCCATAATGTTGTCCGGATTTTGCCTCTACTTCAATAAAATCACTTTTGTAATACATATCAGCCAATTCTTTTGCGTCGTTTAGTGCATTAACTGAAAAAAAATCATAATCAGGTATTTCTAATTCTTTGTTATAGAACTGATCTTCTTTTGGTAAAATATTATTTATAGCAGTACCACCATAACAAAGTAAATTTTTCTTTTTGATAAAATTTTCTACAATTTCTATAATTGATTTTATTTCTGGAGAAGAAACGACCCGTTTTGCTATATTTTCTTCAGCTTTATCTACAGAAGAACGTAATATACTCATTTCACAATCCGCAAAACTAATATTTTTACCACATATAACCGATTTATTTCTTACCATTTAATGTTAATATTATTTATACTATTATTGATATAATTTATATACATTATATCAATATTTTATTTTATTGTATTGTAACTATGTCTAATAATTATGTCTAATAATTATAAGTAATAACTTGGGTGCCAATTCCTACGCTTGTTGTATTTGGTGCAAATGACAACGTCTCATCAGTTTGTGGAATATTATTTATTTGAGTTGGAATATAACGTAAATTAGATGGTTTTAGTACAAATGCATATCCAACATTATTAAAACATGTATTAAGACCGTCTGGATTAGTATTTAAACTAGAATCTACGGATGTATTTATACACGATGTGGTGCATAATTTCAAATTAATATCTGGTAATTGAAAACGCATTGCACACATTTGACAACCTGCTAATTGAGATAATAAAAAATTAGGATTAGATGGATTTGATCCGCTATCAGGAATAATCATTGTCATGTTTAGCATATTATTATTTATCATATCATCTAAATTAGAATATGAATTTAATTCACTATTATTAACAATTTGCATAAATGTGGATCCACTTACCATATTAACGTATTCCCAAAAACTTGAATTCATTACTGCATTCATTATATTATTATCCATTGCATTTACTATAATAATTATCTTACCTTGTTTAGTTGGACTATATACACCAGAAAACCACATTAATGGCACTGCTCCTAAATTATTACCACTATTATCGTAACTAAACTCTGGTCCTAATAATAAAGAATCATAAGCCTCTAATAAATTAGCTAAATTATTTAACATCAGACAATTTGCACTTTTGATACGTAAATGTATAATAATTGGATCACTTGGATTAGGACATGTAGAACTAGAATATGCATAATTTTGTATTGTAGTCATTATATCATTAAAAGGAATACTATTATAAGATTCTTTATAACAAGTCATATAGGTAGGTGATGATGAAGTTGCAATAATAGGTTGATTATTAAGTGAATACATTTCAAAATCTAAACAACGAACCCCTTGACTTATTACAGCGATTAAATTACATAAACCTACATAATCATTTTTGTAATTTCCACCAGAACAACAATTGTATGCAGTTAAAATATAATAATCTCGTAAAAAATATCGACATTGTTCTGAATTATCATTAATAGATTGTAATGCTGATGGAAATGCACCATTTCTGGTATATATTGTTCCTAGATTACAATTAGTATTATCTACAGTACAACCAGCTCCACAACGTTTGTATAATAAATTATATTTTACATTATGAACATAAACAGCAAATATTACAAATAAGAATATTATTAATATCCATATTAATGTAGTACCTAACTTACTTCTATCAGATGCAATTTCTTTAGATAAATTTAAAAATTGTGATGTTGCTTTATTAACTGAATCTTTAATATTAAAATTAGAATTACTAGACATATATTATAGTTATTTAATTTATATTATAATTATATAAATTATTAATATATAAATATACTGTAATATAACAAAATAATAATTATTACTTAAATTAATATAAAATGGCAGGAGGTCTTATGAATTTAGTTTCGGAAGGACAACAAAATATTATTCTAAATGGAAATCCATCCAAAACGTTTTTTAAATCTACCTATGCAAAATATACTAATTTTGGTCTACAAAAATTCAGAGTAGATTTTGATGGTTCTAGAAGATTACGTTTATCGGAAGATTCTTTATTTACGTTTAAAATACCTAGATATGGTGATTTATTAATGGATACGTATATTTCAATAACATTGCCTAATATATGGAGTCCAATCTTTCCTCCTATAGAGAGCACTGTATTATCAGAAATTACAGGAAATACTGGTTATGGTGGATGGGCTCCTTATGAATTTAGATGGATTCAAAATTTAGGTGCATTAATGATTCGTAGTATTACAATTACATGTGGTAATCAAACATTACAAGAATATTCTGGTGCTTATTTATTAGCAATGGTTCAACGCGATTTTCCAGCAGAAAAAAAAGCTTTATTTGATAAAATGATTGGTAATGTACCAGAATTAAATGATCCAGCAAATTCTGGTTCGCGTGTAAATTCGTATCCAAATGCATATTTTACACTTGATTCTGCTGGTGCAGAACCGTCTATTCGTGGTAGAACTTTATATGTTCCTATTAATTCATGGTTTAGTTTAAATAATCAAATGTCATTCCCATTAGTGGCATTGCAATATAATGAATTACATATTAATGTAACATTTAGACCTATAAATGAATTATTTCAAATTCGTGATGTTTTAGATTTTGTTAATAATTACCCATATGTTTCACCGAATGCTAATTTATTTCATTTACAATTTCATAGATTTTTAAATCCACCTCCAGATGTTACTCTAGGTATTAATTCTTATACAGATACGAGAACACAATGGAATGCTGACATTCATTTAATATGTACATATGGATTTTTATCAAATGATGAAACACGCATTTTTGCTTTGAATGAACAGAAATATTTAATTAAACAAGTATTTGAATCTATTTTTTATAATGTTACGGGACCCAACAAAGTCGAATTAAATTCTTTAGGTATGGTGGCAAGTCAAATGTTTTATTTTCAAAGAAGTGACGCTAATTTGCGTAATGAATGGAGTAATTATACAAATTGGCCATATAATTATTTACCACATGATTTGACACCAGCACCAACAAATGGAATATATCCAGTGTTTCAAAGAGATGCATCTGGAATAAATATACCAGTATTTATTGGTCCAGGTGTAAATCCAGACGGTAAATTGACAGGTTGGATGATTAGTGGAACATATAATAATCAAAACGCAAAAGATATTTTAATAACATTAGGTATTCTTTTTGATGGAGAGTATAGAGAGAACATGCAACCCGCTGGTGTTTATAATTATATTGAAAAATATAATAGAACTCCTGGAAATGCCCCTGATGGTTTATATTGTTATAATTACTGTTTAAATACTTCACCATTTGTTTTACAACCATCTGGTGCAATTAATATGAGTCGTTTTAATAAAATAGAGTTAGAATTTACTACTATAATTCCACAATTAGATCCTTTAGCGCAAGTTTTGACAATATGTGATCCTATAACTGGCAATATCATAGGTATAAATAAACCAACATGGAGAATATATGATTATAACTTTAATTTATATTATTTTGAAGAAAGATTAAATGTTGTTACGTTTATTAGTGGTAATTGCGGTGTTGTGTATGCAAATTAATTTCCTTTATTATATACTGAAAAATGTATATACTCATTTTCCAAAATATTTTCTGATGCTGATTTTGGAAGGAGAATTTTCTTATTCATACAATTAAAAGATTGACCTAAATGACACATTCCTACTGGTTTAGTATAATTATAATTATTTTTACTGGCTAAATCGTGACATCCACCACAATCAACGTCACTAGTGCACTGTTGACGTGTTAATAAACATTGGGATTGTGGGCCACACCAATTATTACACGTGTAATCAGCAAAATAAGGCATATTTATTGCGTGACCTGTAATATGTTTAATGGTTGTTGGGTCTTCTGTTTTAGATCTAGATGTAGAATTTAAATTCATATTTCCATTAAATAATTCTACATATGTTCCAGATTGTAAATAATGGTTTTTTATTAAAAAATCAACCCATTTAAATATAAAAAATAATAAAAACACGCAAACAAATAATAAAAAATATTTTGTATAATTTTTTTTACTTTTCAATATTATCATCATTATTTATATAAATATATATTTTAATGTTTTTATAATAATTTGTAAAAATATAGTAAAAATTAAGAATAATATTATTATATTATATTATACATAACAATAATATATTATAAAATAAATGGGTCAAGCAGTATTAGGAATTATGGCATTTTTTGCAGGCTTAATTGCACTTGGATTATTAGTTATGGTAATTTTAATAGCGGTTTTCACTGGTCAAGTATTAGAAAAGGTTTTAGTGTGGGCATTATCTACATTAAATTTTGGTAAGATTTTAGAGCAATCTAACTCATCTAATAAAGCTAATTTCAATAATTTTAAAGACAAAATAAAAAAATATTTAAAAAATTTATCTTATTTTGGAACACCAGCGCCCAAAAAAGGATCCACAAAGGCTGACGCATACAAACAATTTTTTGAATTTATATTATTAAAATTTGTAGCAGTACTAATTCAGACGCTTTTAGGTGTACATGCATTATGGTTGTGTAAAGTAGCACAAACTAATATATTACCAAGCGATTATAGAGGAGCACCATATACAGATCTACCTCCTACAATAAACTCAATTATTAGTCAAGTTAATTTTTTTAAACAAGATGGTGATGATTATAGTACAAAATTATTATTTCAATATTTATATATACCAGATAGATCATCTAATGATAGCAAACCAATAAATAGTGATTTTTCTGTATTAAATACACTTCGTGAAATGAACGAATCTCCAAGTATTACTGGAACTGCAATGTTTTTTATTTACATGATAGAAAGCTTATTTTGTTTAAATTATTATATGATTAACCTGTTTTTTTCATTTTTTAATACCTTTTATGAATGGTTCATTGTTTTATTTGGCGGATATTTAATTATGTTTACAGTAGCAGTTAATTTAATATTATCTAATTTATGTTTTATATATACATTTTTAAGCGGTATATTTTCATGGATATGGAAAATTAATAAACCACAAATAGTTATGGAAGATGGTAAAGAATATGAAAAACCGAATGTTATTCAAAATTGGTTATACGTATCATTAACCAAAATGCCTTTGACCTGGTTTTTTACTCTAATAGAAAGTATATTTTTATTCAATTGTTTTATACCATTTATTCTTATTGGAAATATTTTTGTTTTTCATATTGTTATATTATATTGCTTAATATCTAGCGTATTTATTGTTGCTAAAGTAGCAGAAGGTGATAAAATAGGAGAAGAATATTCATTTTCAACATTATATATTAACAAAATGCGTTATATGATTACGCCTGTATTTTTCCTTATGTCTATTTTTGTAATTATTGGTGCAAATACATATTTGGGTACTACAGAAAGAAATGCTGCTATAGTTGCAGGTATTATTGTATTATTTATGTTAAATACTATTCCAACTACTAATATTAATAGTTTGGGTTCAATTGATACAAAATTACCAAATTTTGAACAAGCAGAAAAACGGGTTCAATATAAATTATCTGCTAATGTAATATGGGCTTTAACTGGAACAATAGATGCAGGTGATTTTGCTTCCAATATAAAAAATCAAATTAACAAAATAACAAAATTTAAAAATTATGTTAAAATAAATACTCCTTCAAATAATAATATGCAAGGAGGCGATAAAAATAGTAAGCAATCTGGTAATAACAAAAATGATATGGATTTATTAAAGAAAATACGTGAATTACGTGAAAAATTAATAGGTGTCGAAGATAATATGTTACTAGTATAAAAATATTATACTAACCAACATAAATGATATAAAACGATATATTAATTATATAGTATATAGTATTGTTTACACTGCTTTTCATCGAAATATAAGATGGGAAAAAATGGAAAAAATGGAAAAACTAATAAAAAAAATAATAATGTTGTGAATTCTACTAGTACAAATACCTTACCATTTGTTAGTATATGTACTCCTACATTTAATAGACGTCCATTTATACCTATAATTATTGAATGTTTTAAGAATCAAACATATCCTGCTGATAAAATGGAATGGATTATTATTGATGATGGAACTGATAATATTGAAGATTTAATAAAAGATATTCCTCAAGTTAAATATTTTTCATATGATACAAAAATGACATTAGGTAAAAAACGTAATATAATGCATGAAAAATCTAGCGGTGACATTTTAGTTTATATGGATGATGATGATTATTATCCTTCTGATAGAGTAAGTCATGCTGTAGAAACTTTATTGAAAAATCCAAATGTATTATGCGCTGGCTCTAGTGAAATGTATATTTATTTTAAACATATACAAAAAATGTATCAATTTGGTCCATATGGTCCAAACCATTCTACTGCTGCAACATTCGCATTTCGTCGTAAATTATTGGATATTACATCATACGATGAAAGTGCATCATTAGCTGAAGAAAAACATTTTTTAAAAAATTATACAATTCCATTTGTTCAATTAGATCCAATGAAAAGTATTTTAGTTTTTTCTCATATACATAATTCTTTCGATAAAAAAGTATTATTGTCACAAGCACCGAATCAATTTGTAAAAGAAACTAACAAAACAGTTGATGATTTTGTAAAAGAAAAAAATATAAAGCATTTTTTTTTAGAAGATATAGACCACTTATTAAATAATTACGAACCTGGAAAACCAGAAAATAAACCTGATGTAATAAAACAAATGGAAGAAATTAATAAAAATAGAGCTTTAGCCCAACAACATCAACAAATACAACAACAATTACAACAAAATCATATGGTAATACAACAATTAATGATTGAAAATAAGATGTTAAAAGAAAAAGTAATTTATTTAGAAAGCAAAATCAAACTCTTTTTTGATTCTAAAATAGCTGAAAAAAAACAGCAATTAGCAGAAGTAATCAATAAATAATAATATAATAAATTATATATATAAAAAGATATAAAGATTATAGTAGAATTATGATTAACTTGTATATTGAACAGTATATTGAAATATAAATAAAATGATATATGACGATGAGTTTAATTTATATTTTGAAAATGATAATAATAAAAGTAAAAAAATAGCAACAAAGGTATTATCTGATATGAAAACAGATTTAAATAAAATAGTTTATAAACAAGAATATAAAATTACAGGTAAAAAACCTACTATTATTGAATATTACGCATCTGGTGATATGGGAACAGTAATTCGTGATGCAATTACTGGTATTAAATATAAACATTCACTTGTAGGTTCAGGTGACGAAGATTTATTTTTTAAAATTCGAATTCCTGGACTAGATCGTATAGAAAATCCAGTTTTTTATTTCAATTCACCAGAAGACTATGAAAAACATAGTAGATCTATGTTAGATATTTCTATTAAAAACAATTGGTATGAGAAATATCAGAGACGTATATCAATGAAGCAAAATAAATAAATTATTGCACATTTACACCCATTATAGTATTTACATAAAATTAATAATAAAAAGTATACATATACATATACATATACATATACATATAACTTATAAATGCACATGTTTAATATCAAATTCATATTATTTTATATACATTTTTATTACAGTTTCTCATTTTTAAAATTTAAAAAACGAAATCATAGTAAAACTAATTTAATCATTTCTAACATGGTGAGTTTTGATTATATTAATAACATAATAGATAGGATAGAAAATGAGCCTCACGATGATGATGTAAGAAATACAGAATATGAAAAAAAAGAATATTATAAAAAAATAAAGGGATACGATGAACGATTTTGTCTTAAACTGAATGATGTTACTAGTTGCAATGAAAATAAACACAATAATACAATAGAATTAAATAAAATACATGGCTTTTTCCAGAAAAAACAATTGTTAGAAAAATTAGTAAATATTATGAAATATAAAAAAGATAATGAAACTTTACAATATTTATTAGAATCTAATACTATAAAATATATTAATCAATATAACAATGATAATAAAAATATCAGTATATATTCTGATAATATCCTATCCGGAAATTTATTGAGTGATTGGTAAAAATTGTCATATAATATAAAAAATATATCTATATTATATGAGTGAATATACATTTCCATTTAACACTTGTGAAAAACCAAACAAAAATGGTGTAGCACAACCATATTCTGCTTTTTTTAATCTCATAACATGTTCTATTATATTTTATTTTTTCATAAATACAAAAACTACACATGCGTTTGTATTATTATTTTGTATTTTGATATTTGAATCATTTCATGTATTTTCTCATGTTGTACATATTCAAGGACCTATTCAAATCAATATAACACACATTCTTACATATTGCATGAATATAGCATTTTTATATGTATTTTATTCTTATACAAAAAAATGGCCTAGTTATGCGTTTATTACATATATGGTGTTATTAGTTATATTAGATGTATATACATTTTATAATTATTCATTTATTTATTATTTAACAACACAAAGTATTATTTTTATTTCGCTACTAGTATATTATTTTCCATTATTACCTGCCTTTATCAAGAAAAGTATATATCAAATAATATTTTTTGTAAGTATTGTTATTGTTTTATTTATAAATGAAACATACAATTGTGAAAAAATGATGTCTATTTATAAATACTTTCCATATCACATTTTTATTGAAATAATCGGTATTATCTTATTTTATGTTATTTGCAGTAATTTTTACAAACTCTAAACACTAAACTATTCCAAATCATCATAATTATCATTATCTACATCATTCATCTCACCATCACCATCATCATCTATTTCATCATTATTACTTTCTTTAAATGTTTTATCTAAATAACGATACATTCTTTGAATATCCAATTTATTTATTTCATAGTTTTCTAATAAATTTAATAATTGTATTAAACTATCATTATTATATTTATTTTTTAAACTGATAAAAAATGCAAATAAATCTTTTTTATCCATTCCTAATTGTTGACATAAATTTTGTATGAAATTATAATTATTGTATTCTGTTGAATATTTTGTTAATACTTTTGTGAAACGAATATTATAATCCATTTTAATTGCTTGCTTGTCTTGCTGATTTTTTTTATTTATTTTCTTACTTTTATTATTTTTCAATGTTACATTATTATTTTTTAAACCAACATCAACTTTAGCATTAACATTCGAAGTCATTGAATCGCATGTATTCATAAAATTGTGATATATGTTATTATTATGAAATGTTTTAATCAAAGAACTCATTTCATTAAAAACCCATATTTGTTTTTGAAAAGTAATTCTATCTATATAATCAGCAAAACAAATGTTATTCAATATTTTTAAATAGGTTTGTAATGTTTCGTCTATTGTATACTTTTCTAATCTATCTATCACATTCTCATGCCATAATAATGCTACGATTGTTCTGTCTGTTTCATTCATAATATGTAAATGTTCATTTAATGCATAATTTTTATTTAACAAATTATTAGTAATACATTTTGTGTTTTCATTGTATGATTTTAATTTAAATATATTATCTATTATGTATTCATTTAATATATTATTATTTTTACAATATATATTATGTATATTGTATAATTTTCGTAAATCTCCCTGAATATAATGTATTAATTTAATTTTTAATTTATCATCTATATTTGGCATCATATTACTACATATTGTTTCAATTTGTTCATTATTTGGTTTATTCAACTCAAAAATATTACACACTTTCATTAATTCGTTTATTTTTTTATCAATATGATAATTCCCTATACAAATTATAGGAATAAGTGTCGTATCTTCTGATTTTTGTCGTTTTGTTTTTTTTGGTCTTATTAATTTAATTAATGCATTTATCCCCCCTTTGTCACCATTATTCATTCCATCTATTTCATCCATAATAATAGCCTTCTTTTGTATTTTTTTATGAAATAAACACATTATGCTTTTATCTGACATATTATGTTTTGTTATTGTTTCTATTATAGATTTATTTCTAATATCACCAGCATTATATGTTATTATATCATAATTTAATTCTTTCAATATATTTGTCACAAATTGTGTTTTACCTATTCCAGGATCACCATAAACATATATACCTTTTCTAAACAATAAATCTGATTTATTCATTTCAAAATTTTGCAATATATCTTTTATTTGGTATGCAATATCATTTCTGGATAATACATTATTTAAATCCATATATTCTGTACAATTATTTTTTCTTGATAAAAAATCCATATATTTTAATAAATTAATTTATATTAATTATAAATTGTTATATTTATGTTTATTTTTGAAAATATAGATAATATGTAAAATGAATTACAATTTCATATGTTTCATTATTACATTTTTACATTTCGTAGAAGGCGTATCTTTTTCTATGCATAAATAAAGAAAATAATCAAAAACATTTGCATATTTTTTATATTTATATTTTATTTTATGATTTTTTAAATTACATGTTTTGTTTATGTTATAATTATTTAAATTATATAATAATTCATCTAATGCTATATGATTATCACATCGAATTATATAACGAATATAATTGTATATATCTTTATTTTTTTTATTAATTGTATTTGTCAAAACGTTATTGTGATGCAAATCATAATTAGTTTTTGTTAAAAATATTAAAGTACTATATGGAATGTAACTATAAATTATTTCTACTAATTCTATTGGCAAATTTGTAATTTTATTCAACATATAAAACAAATATAAAACAAATATATATAATTATTGTATTATTATAATAATTATATTTACAATAAGAATTCATTAATAAAATAAATTTATGAAGATGTTTGCGTTGTTGTAGTATTTGCACTAGATGATCCAGATGTACATGGACTAGGATAATCTGGCCATATTCCATCCCATGTTATTCCATTTATCATTGCCCAATTATATTTGTTACATGGACCATTTTGTGAATCTGTAAATGTACTAGTAGTAAAATTCATTCCTGTTGATGGTGTATTATTAATTGCATTAGGACAATGTATGTTTCCATTTCCACTGCAATCTCCTAAAGATTGAACATTTACACAATTAGCACCATTTCCTGAAGTATCTATCCAATAATCTGGACATTGTCCTATAATAGGGGGCCATGTTTCACTTTTATTACCTTTAACTAATAAATAACCTATTATAATTAAAAATATTATTAATATTATTACTGCAACTACTAAAATATTTTTTTGAAAACTAGCCATATTTAGTTAATACTTAATTAAATTTATTCAAATATATTATATTATATTATATAAATATTATATAAAATAATCATACAAAAAATAATCACACAAAAATAATATAAATATATATTAAAACAATATGAGCGAATTAAATTATGATAATTCTTATGATAATTCTTATAATAATTCTTATTATAAATCAAACGGTAGAGTAGATATTAAATCACCCAATACCCTAAATTTATTCAATTTATATGACAAAATACCAGCACATCAATGCACCACTTATAGAAATCCTGTAGAAGGAATTTGGGAAAATACAATATTAAGTACTGCATACTTTTCTAGAGAGAATTTAGAAATAATACAAAATGCTATTCGTAAAGGCATTTATGATAAATCAAATGGACAATATTTAATAGGAAATCAAGATTGTGATACGTTGAAAATTATTATGCGTGGTGTATTTTTACAACATGCATCTAATTTACCTTATGGTATTACTGAACAAATAGAAAATTTAAACAAAATAGTATTAAATTTTTGTATACAACAATTATATAGTGAATTACAAGGATATACTAAATATTTATACGATGCAAGCACATTAGTTGTTCCTATTGAACGACCAATATTATCATCATTATCTGACAAACAACTAGAATTGAAACCATGGTTCTAATCGTTGGGTGTCAACTTTTTGTTTCATATAGGCTTAATCATATGATACAAAAAAAATATATTTACATTATTATACCAAATTACATTAATATAAACAATATATATTTATTCAATTTCTAATTTACCACCACCAGATGATTTTACAGTTTTTATTACTTTTTTCACTTTCTTATTAGCAGCACTCGTATCTTTTCTCTCCATACTGTTTTCACGATTCTCTTTATATTTACGATATTCTTCTAGTAATTCATCTAATTCTTCGCTCCACATTGTTTCAATTGTTTTATTCTTAATTTTTTCTAATTCTGTTTGCTTGCTTTGATATTCTTTCAATAATTTATCTACATTTTCACTTGTTACACTATCCATTGACATCTTAATTAAATAATTAAAACCATTTAAAGAATCTCGTTCTTTTTCTAAATCAGATTCTTGCGAATGTGATACGTAACCTCTTTCTGTCAACATTTTAATTACTTCTGTTTTTGATTTCTTTCTCAAATCAATTACATCGTCTAATATCTCTTTAATATAACGCGTTTTATTGGATAATACTATCAACGATTTTTCTATCGTATCTATTAAATAATTCTTTCTAGTTTGATACATCTCTAATCTAGTAATATAATAATCATCAATAATATCAGAAACAAGAGTGTATTTTTTCAATTTATCTTTTGCATCAAACAAATTCATATTCGAAGTTGAATTTAAAGTATACAATTTAAACGTCTTTTCAATACCATTACATCCGTGTTCATGTTTTACTCCTTCTAATTCTGCTAATTTACCCTTTGTTAATGTTACTATAAAATCTACACTCGTATCTTTACTCATATCATCATAATCTTTTACAATAGGCGACACTTTTTTACCGGATTTATCAAGAGAATCTATCATTGATTCTAATAATTCTTTATAATCATCCGTCCATGAACCAATTGGCAATTCTGTAATACGAATTTTATCTACACCTACTACTTCATATTTACCCTTTATCAAAAACTTTGTGCATGATTCACTATTTTTAGTTGAACCAACTGAATCATCGTCTGTTTTGTTGTCATTTTTCGTATATACTTTAGCATTAATTTTTATTATTGTCCCTTTAAAACCATCATAATACGGAACAAAATCATATTCTTCTTTTAATACACCAGCCAATTTATTTTTTAAATATTGGATAATATCCAATGGATTATAACACATTATATCTGTACTAAACCCTGTTCCTATTCCTTTTGTTCCATTTACTAAAATCATCGGAATAATTGGTGCATAAAAGATTGGCTCTACCAAAAACCCATCGTCGTTTAAATATGATAATATTGCATCATCATCCTCACGATATATCATACGGGCTAAATTATTTAAATATGTGAATATATATCTTTCAGATGCACTATCTTTACCACCTTGTAACCGTGTTCCAAATTGTCCACTTGGTACTAATAAATTAATATTGTTTGAGCCTACGAAATTTTGAGCCATTCCAACAATTGCGGCATTTAAACTAGCTTCACCATGATGATATCCTGAATGTTCAGAAACATAACCAGAAAATTGCGCCACTTTAATTTCCGTCGTTAATTTTTTCTTAAATGCTGAATATAATATTTTACGCAAACTTATTTTTAAACCATCCATTAAATTTGGAATACTACGATCACAATCATATTTTGAAAAATGTATTAATTCTTTATTAATAAAATCATCATAAGATACGTTTGTTTTATTTGTATCTAAATAACTAGCACGATCATATTTGCCTAACCATTCTTTTCTATCATCTGAACGTTTTTTATTAAACACCATATCTATTATATTTGTGCTTGTTTCATTTAAAAATTCGAACCCTACAATTTTCTTTTTTTCAAAATATTCGCGAAATTCCTTACCAGTACTAGTACCTAAACCTTTATAATACTTGATTTTCCAACCATCTAAAGTACCATTCTGTGTTTGTGATTCTTTCCAACTTTCATATTCACCATTATTATAAAATACTAATTCTTGATTTCCTTTACGTGCTTTCAAAATAGGTGTATTCATAAAACCGATAAATCCTGGAATTTCTAATAATGATCCCCATTCACATTGAAATAAATTAATACCCAAACCCTTAATATGTGATCCATCATCATCTTGATCGGTCATAAACAATACTTTACCATATCTTAAATGTTTATGAACGTCTTCTATATTTTTATATATTTTACCAGTTTCTAATCCTAATATTTTTTTGATTTCTGCAATTTCTTTATTTTCTGATATTTTTTTCACATTCTCTCCTCTAACATTAAGAATCTTGCCTTTCATTGGATAAACACCTATAATATTTCTATCTTCTGATGATAATCCTGAAACTATACCTGCTTTGGCTGAATCTCCTTCACATAATATAATAGTACATTGAGGTGATTTTTCTGTTCCAGCCCAATTTGCATCTATCAATTTTGGAATTCCACGAATTGTCTTTGTTTTTGAACCATCTGTTTTTTTTGCAGCTTTATTTTCTTTTATTTCAGTTAATGCACATGCAGCATCCATTACACCCATCTTTGCTATTTTTTCTATAAATTTATCACTAACAGTACAATTAGAACCAAATTTTGATGATGGTGTGTTCATGAAATCTTTTGTCTGACTGTCAAATGCTGGATTTTCTATGTCACATCTCAAAAACAACATTAATTGTTCTTTTATACTATTCGGATTAACGGCTATTTTTTTCTTTTTTTCAATAAACGCGCATAATTTACGTGTAATTTGATTTAGTATATATTCTACATGTTTACCGCCTTTTGACGTGTATATACCATTCACAAATGAAATTTGTATAAATTCATGTGTAGGTGAAAGAGCTACTGCATATTCCCACCTAGAATTACCATCATTCTCTTCATAAACACGTGCAGAATCCTGTTTATTTCCAATATACATATCTATATATTGTTGGAAATTTTTCACTGGAATCAATAGAGAATTATATTTAATTTTCATTGTTTTATCCGTTACGGCTGCAATATCATAAACACGTTTACGTAATAACGCAACCATATCTGGCAATAGATTTTTAGATCCATTCAACCCTAACCCTAAACGATTATAATCTGGTTTAAAAGTGATTTTTGTATATGGTTTTGTTTTACATTTAGTAATAACTGGAGGACAAATTTCATCTAAATTATTACGAAATGTTTGACAATATTTTAAACCACGAACATGATCTACTGTTTCAATAGATCCAAAAATAGACCATATTAATACTAGTTTAAAACCAAAACCATTCTTTCCCCCTACAATTTTTTTTTCTGTTTTATCATAATTTGTTGATGTTCTTAAATGCCCAAAAATCATCTCTGGAATCCAAATATTATATTCAGGATGTTTTTCTACATCTATACCATTACCATCATTAATCATTGTAATTGTTCCATCATCATCTATTTGAATATCTATATATGATACTGGAATCGCATTTGAAATATTATTATCAACTGCTTGTTTCATACGAATGACATGATCACGACAATTTACAATACCTTCATCAAATAATTTATATAAACCTGGAATATAACGAATATTTTTTTGGACAATCTTTTCATCTGATTCCGAATGAATCCATGCATCCGTATCAACTTCTTCAATAGAACCAATATACGTATCTGGATTATCTAGAATATGTTGTTTATCTGTTTTTTTTTGGTATTTTTGAGAAAGATCGGTTGACATTGTTATGAGTATGAGTTTTATGAGTATGATATGTAGAACTTTCTTTAAATAGGTTTAATTAATATTATTAAATAGATTTAGATTTGGATTTGGATTTTGAATATGTTATTATTTGAGTTATAGTAGCAATAATTTTATTATGTTTCAATATAATATAATTATTTCTGTTTCAATTTTCTTTTTTATTATAAAATAATTGAAAATGCCTAATTATAGGAATGAAAATGGAATTATAAAAACGTGTTTAAAAAACAATTGTAATAATGGCAATGAAAATAAAAATCTTTTGAATAATAATACTAATACTTCAAATACAATGCGTATAGCTCGTATAATAAATAATAGTAATGGTTTAGGAAAAAGAACATATTTTGGTAATGATTATACACAAAACATTTTTTCGACGACTTATTTAGGTACTACAGAAGGACAACCAGGAGGTATTGGTTCTCCACTTCGAAATAGATTTTAATTTTTTAATTTTTATTCGTTGATTCTTGAATATTGGTTTTATATTTAAATTATTTAATCATTCCAAAAATATATTTTCTTTTTATAATTTATAATCATGACAAAATACTCAAAAAATGCACACGGACATTATGTTATTAATGGCAAAACATATGAAAGATTAATGGGTTCTCGTGCAGAAGTATGGCACGAAACTGCTTATAAAACTAGTGGTGAACTTACCAAACACCATCTTTTTAAAAATAAACATGGACGTATCGTATCCAAATCAAAACACGAAACGGCAAAAAAAGAAAAGAGACTATTACATGCTGGTTATGGAACAAAGAAAGGTCACTTTGGATTTGTTAAAATCGGTACAAGACACCACAGAAAATCAAAGAAACATTCCAAAAAGAATCGATCATCCAGAAGACGATAAACAGTCCAGTATATAATCATATATCATAATCTATCATAATCTATCGTAATCCATAGGCATAACCATAAACATAACCATAACCATAAACATAACCATAACCATATTTACATAATAAAGTAATATTATTATGTAAATTATACATTTTCTTGTAATTCTTTATTATTCTTTATAATTCTTTATCTATAACTACCTCTTTAGCTATTTTTCTGATAATTTTTTCCTTATTTTTATCTCCGTTACTATTGATTCCACCACCCATTGTTTCCATAATTATCTTGTTGTATTCATCTGACTTTTTAGATTCTGGGTTCATACATTCTGGATATTTATTTTCATAATGTGGTAATAATTGTAAGTTTTTTGAAACAATACTACTTATTACTTGTTTCATACGCTTTTTATCGTCTTGTTCTTTCTGCCATTCATCGTCATCTTTCACATACATAATTTCTCTCTTTTTATCTGTACAATGAACTGGTCTTTGTGTAACTTCTAATGCATTCAGACTTTTTATTATTATATTTGAAACACCTTCTACATAACCTAACTTTCCCATACTTTCTAAATCAGAGAGCTGGAGAGAAATATTCTCGATAAACTCTGATAAATTCATCGCATCTTTGCATGTTTCATTCAAAAACACCTGCAAATTGAAAGTCTTGTTATTACAATTTGTTTGATTAAATGTATTATTAATATTTGTTCCGTTTTTAACAATTTCTAATAATTCTGCATTCTGTTTTAGTAATGTTATGATAAGCTCTTTGTCACATATTTCTGGTTTTTCTTTCATTATGGTATTTTCACTAGTACATTTTTTTTTGTGTCGCCATAATCCTGTTCTATCGCAATATTCTTTATTGCAATTTTCACACATAAATGGTTTATATATTATTTCGTTTTTTGTTGCTAAATGGTTGCTATTCGTTGCTATTATATGTTTTGGTGTTAAAATATGTCTATGATAATCTGTTTTTTTACACGTAATAAGATTGCATTTTTCACAAATATATTTTTTTTCGTTTTTTTTGTTATTTTCGGTTGCTTCCATCTATATAAATAGCAACATAAATAAACGAAAATAATTAAACGTATTAAATTTTACAAAAATTTATCGTAACAAAATTAAAATTATTTTTTTTGCGCCCTGACCATAAAATTCAATTATGCTCACAAAAAACGTTTTTTTCGGCAAAACTTTTCTAGCTTTTGAAAAATGGACATTTTTTTTGTCCTTTTTTTGATTTTCCAAAAAAGTTTTGTAAATTTTTTTGTTATTTTAAATAATAAATCAGTTTTTTAACTTAAAGAAACGGGGGGTCCCGACCCTGAAATAGAATAAATCGCCTTTTTAACTTAAAGAAACGGGGGGTCCCGACCCTGAAATAGAATAAATCACCTTTTTAACTTAAAGAAACATATACTATTATTTTTATTACCAAAAATGTAAAAATAAAATATTATTATTTCTTACCAATCATAGTTTCATTTGCTAATTTTATATAACCTTCACCACCCATATTAGAATTAGAATTAGAAGGAGGTGCATAATATTCCATTATTTTATATTCATAATAAACATGTAATATTTTTTCCAAATTATCCAAATTATTTTTAGAATGAATAAGAGACGATTTTTCCATCATATGATCGGGGACAACTTTATCATTTATACTTTTCGCTTCAATTATACTATTATCGGTAATTGGATCAGTAGGTAATAGTTTTATTTGACCACCCACATAATAACTACCCGAGTAATCTTTACAAAATTTCAAATATTCTTCTACTACATTGACATTTATATTTTCAAATAATTCATTGTTATTATCAATGAAATCACGCAATTCGTATAATGATGGTTCTTTACCTATCATTTCACTATATATATTTGTCATCATATTACAGTACACGCTTATGTATTGTAATATAAATAGTTTTATTATTTTTATATTATTTGTATTATTTATATTATTTGTATAATAGTGTTATACTTAATCTGTAGTATACCATTCTATAGAAATAAAATTATCAAACACGATGTATTTTGACATAGAATAACGAAGATATTTTTCAAAATATCTTTTATTAACAACAATGTGTTTCATATCAACATTTTCAAAATCATGTTCATTATCCAAGCCTTGAAACGAAGATGGGTCAGACGCATTGATTGGTTCCTTTTTTTCAGCTGACTCATCGTCCATTTGAAAATCAAACTCAATAATATCAGACTGTTTATCGATTATTGGTTGGGAATTAGTGTTATTTTTATTTTTACTATTATTTTTTGCATTTAAATTAGAAATATAAACAGCATAATAATAATATGCATCTGAAAAATCAATAATAACATCTTTATTTTGATTTTTATATTGTAATTTTAATAATTTTAATGCATTATCAATGTTTTTATTTTTATTCCATAAATTACAATGAATATTTGAGACATATTTATCATTTGTGATTGTTATATTTGGATAAAAATGACGTAATATTTTTATAATTTCTGTTTCATAAAATGTAGATAAAGATAAAACAGTAGTAGGGAGGGCAGTTTTATTTGTTTTACACCAAAATTTAAATAAAAACAAAATCTCGTCTGTTTCTAATTCATTAATAAAAAAAGAGTTTTCCGCGTTTGTAATTATTAATTCTGCATCTGTTTTATTTGATGCAACATTATTATAATTTTGTAAAAAATAAGATTCACCTGGTGAACCAAATGGAGAAGATAATTGTAGAGGCGTATCATGAAAGTCAATATCATAAATAATAGAATTATCCCAAAAATTAATAAATTCACTTACTAGTGGTAAATATTTACTTGTTATATCATAAAATGTATCATTTGATTCATCATATTCAAATCGCTCTTTTAATAAATTTTTAATAGTATTATAAAATAAAATATTTGGTATACCCATATTTGAAATATATTTTTTCCAAATAAAATGCATATTCTTCCAAGTAATAGAATAATTCATCTGTTTTAAGTAATTACTTGTGTTGTTTGTTATAATTAAGTCGTTTAGTTGGTTATTGGGTAGAGAGAAAAATGTAGAATTCTGAGATGTAACTGGATTTATTTGTGGCAATTTTTCAATATATTGTTCACAAAAAGTATCAATAATTGTTTTTGGTGTATTCATTTTAAGAAATAATACACGATTTTTTAATTCTTCTTCTATTTTTGTTTCTAAAAATGTATCAGAATTAGTAAAACGTGTGGAATAATGACATGCAACACATAATAAATCCAATCCCAGTTTTTTTATAATTTCTTGTATTAATTCCATAGAAATCGTATCTAATGCATTAATTAGACGATAATTTTCGTAATCATTATTTTCGTGATATTTAGTAATAAAATTGTTATTTATATTACTTAAACCTAAAAATGCGTAAATAATATTATCAATTTCATTAAGTAATTTTTTTGTTATTTGATTTGTCAAATAAATATTATTATTTTTCTTTTTTAAAATATTATCTCCTATAATTGTTAAAAAATATTTAGCTTCATTTCTTGTTTTGAAAATAGATGGTGATAAAAACTTGATAATTCTTTGAATAGTGTATGTTTCTGGAATAGATTTCAGTAGATTTCTCTCTTTAATTATTTTAATAACATTAACTTTAGTCTTATATTTCCACTGAATTAGTATATCATCTTTTGAAATACCAGTTAATAAATTATATAAAATATCGTCTTCTTTTATTTTGGTATAATGTTTATTATCATATTCAAAAAAGGTATTATTAGGCGAATAATAAAAATATTGATGTTTTTTTAAAAAAACTTGAATAAATGTTTTTTGCTCGCTATTTAATAATGCATGTCTATTTTGTTTTTTTTCATAATTTTCAGCATCTTGCTCTAATATACTAGGTAAATTTTCAATCTGTAAATTTAAACGATGTTTTATATATGGAAAATTTTTATATTTTATGTATAATTCTTCAATTATTTTAATATGATCATTTGATGATTCTTTGTTGTTGTTGTTGTTGTTGTTGATGTTGTTGTTTGAATCTTCTATATTTATTTGTGTAGAATTAATATAATTCATTTAACAATTTTAACAATATATTTATATTTTATTATTTATTTATAATGTTTTTTATGATATATATATAAATTTAATATTATGAAAACAATAAAAAATAAATCAATAAAAGTAAATATTCGATATTTGCCATATAGACTATCAAAGAAAGATAGAGAGAAACAAATAGGCATGTTGAATAAATCTAGAAAATTATATAAAAAAAACATCTATTTTACTAGAAAAAAATTGTCTTCTTATCAATCCAAAAAATCAAAACATATTATTAATGCTGAAAAAATGTATCATGTAGAATCTATTCAACCGAACAAGGAATTATCAGAAAAAACGGGTTGTTCTGTAGATGCTTTAGAAAAAATTGTAAGTAAAGGAGAGGGTGCGTATTTTTCGTCTGGTTCCAGGCCTAACCAAAATGCACAATCGTGGGGAATAGCTCGTTTAGCTAGTGCGGTTACCGGTGGAAAAGCATCATTAATTGATTATTCTATTTTAGAAAATGGATGTAACTTAAATAGTAAAGCATTAAAAATGGCAAATAAAAATAAAATAAAATGGATGAAACAAATGAAACGTAAAATGCCAAAGCGTGTCTATGGATAAATGGATAAATGGAAAGTAGAAAATACTATTAGATTAGTGCGTTTAATTTATAAAAATATTAATAAAATATACAACGATTTAAAGATTATGAATTAGAATATTAATATAAATAATAGTATAATTCAAAAAATGTCAATGTTTTCACAACAACAACCATATCAATCTAATATGACTGATAATAATGTATTGACTATAAAAACTGTACAAATAGCACCATTTCGTACATTAATGACAGCGTTGAAAGATATTTTATTAGAAACAAATATATCGTTTCAACCTGATGGTATTCGTATAATTAATATGGACAAATCACATACCATTTTGGCACATTTGTTTTTAGCATCTGAAAATTTTGAGTTTTATGAGTGTAAAAAACAAAAAATTATAATAGGTGTTAATATGTTTCATTTATTTAAATTGATTAATTCAATTGATAATGACGATACGTTGACTATTTATATTGAAAATGGTGATTATGTTGATGGTATTGTTTCTCATTTAGCATTGAAATTTGAGAATAGTGAGATTAAACAATGTAAAACACAAAAATTGAGATTGATTGAACCTGAACCTGAAGAATTGGAATATCCAGATGTGAAATTTTCATCTATTATTAATTTACCTTCTGTAGATTTCCAAAAAATTATCAGGGATTTATCGTGTATTTCAGATAAATTAGAAATAAAATCTGTAGGAAATGAATTAATATTTAAATGTTCTGGACAATTTGCATCCGCAGAAATTCATCGTGCAGAATCTGATGGTAGTATGGGTTTTGTATTAAAGCAAGATTCATCAAAAGTAATTCAAGGTGAATTTTCATTGAAAAATTTAGGATATTTTATTAAGTGTACTAATTTATGTTCGCAAATTGAGGTGTTTTTAGAAAATGATTTACCATTAGTAGTTAAATATAATGTAGCGTCATTGGGAGAAATTAAATTATGTTTAGCACCATTGCCATCTACATAATTTTGTTATGTTTATTAATATACTATATAGTATTATAATCTTATTATATTATATTATATTTTATTATATTTTATTATATTTTATTATAATATAATATAATGCCTACTTACAATGCAAGCGCAGGTGCTACTGGGGCGGCAAATACAGGAACTACACCATCTATAGTCGTTTCATCTAGTGCAACTGCTACATCAACATCTGAAGTTTCACAAGAAGATGCTAATTTAATAGCAGAGACAATTGCACAGCAAAATGCTGATTCAGTTGCTAATAATGATGCAAATATTATTACACAAACGGTTGAATATATAAAATTATATGGTCCACTTGGTCCAACTGGCGCAACTGGTGTCACAGGCGCAACTGGTGTCACAGGCGCAACTGGTGTCACAGGCGCAACTGGTGTCACAGGCGCAACTGGTGTCACAGGCGCAACAGGTGTCACAGGTGCTACAGGTGAAACAGGTGCTACAGGTGCTACTGGTGAAACTGGTGAAACAGGTGCTACAGGTGAAACGGGTGCTACAGGTGCTACTGGTGAAACAGGTGCTACAGGACCAACAGGAACATTTGGATTAACTGGTGTTAATTATTCAAATTATATTTATTGGAACGAAACTGGAACTACAGGGGCATGGGCAGTTGAAACAGGTACTAGAGTTCACATAGGACAAAATGCAGGTTCCACTGGTCAAAACACTAGAACAGTAGCAATTGGTAGTGATGCAGGTCGTATAAATCAAGGTACTGGTTCGGTAGCAATTGGTCTTAGTGCAGGTAATTTTAATCAAGGTACTGGTTCAGTAGCAATTGGTAATTATGCAGGTAATACTGGTCAAGGTAGTAGATCAGTAGCAATTGGTAATTATGCAGGTACTACTGGTCAACAAAGTTCTGCAGTAGCAATTGGTTCAATTGCAGGTTATGAAAATCAAGGTACTGGTTCAGTAGCAATTGGTTCAAATGCAGGTAATTATAATCAAGCAATATATGCAGTAGCCATTGGTAGATATGCAGGTCTTGATACTCAAGGTACTGGTTCAGTAGCAATTGGTCAACAAGCAGCTGAGATTAGGCAGGGTATAAATGCAATAGCAATTGGTAAATTTGCAGGGCGAACAGCTCAACCATCAAATAGTATCATTTTAAATGCTTCTGGATTAACATTAAATGGTGGAACAACAGGCGCTCTTTACGTAGATCCAATACGTTCATCTAGTGTTGTTCCAACTGGAGGAATAATGTATTATAATAATAGTACGAAAGAAATCCAATACACAACATTAAGTTTAATAGGTCCAACAGGTGCAACCGGTGTTACAGGTGCTACAGGTGCTACAGGTGCTACAGGGCCAACAGGAACATTTGGATTAACTGGTGTTAATTATTCAGATTATATTTATTGGAACAAAACTGGAACAACAGGTGTATGGGCAGTTGAAACAGGTAGTAGAGTTCACATAGGAGAAAATGCAGGTGTTAGTAATCAACAAATAAATTCAATTGCAATTGGTTCTTATGCAGGTGTAGGTAATCAAGAAAGTTCTGCAGTTGCAATTGGTATTTATGCAGGTTTTAATTCTCAAAAAACTACTGCAATTGCAATTGGTTCAAATGCAGGTTTTGATAGTCAAAAAATTGCTGCAGTAGCAATTGGTTCAGGAGCAGGTTATACTGCTCAAGGAAGATCTGCAGTAGCAATTGGTAATCAAGCAGGTTATAATGGTCAAGGAAATAACGCAATAGCAATTGGTATTCAAGCAGGTTTAAATAATCAACCAGCAAATAGTATAGTCATAAATGCTTCTGAATCAGCATTAAATGGATCAACCGGAAATGCTTTTTACGTAGATCCAATACGTTCATCTAGTGTTGTTCCAACTGGAGGAATAATGTATTATAATAATAGTACGAAAGAAATCCAATACACAACATTAAGTTTAATAGGTCCAACAGGTGCAACCGGTGTTACAGGTGCTACAGGTGCTACAGGTGATACAGGCGCTACTGGTGATACAGGTGCTACTGGCGCTACAGGAACATTTGATCCAAATACATTAACCATTTTTTCAAAATTCGGTGTTTCATTTAATAATGTTGGTGATACTTGGACTGCAAAAGATTCAAATAGAGCTTGGAATTCTGTTTCTTTATCCGCATCAGGTCAATATCAAACTGCTGTTGTATCTAATGGACAAATTTATATTTCTTCTGATTTTGGTAATACTTGGACTGCAAAAGATTCAAATAGAGCTTGGCTTTCTGTTTCTTTATCCGCATCAGGTCAATATCAAACTGCTGTTGTAAGCGCTAATGGACAAATTTATATTTCTTCTGATTTTGGTAATAATTGGACTGCAAAAGATTCAAATAGAGCTTGGCTTTCTGTTTCTTTATCCGCATCAGGTCAATATCAAACTGCTGTTGTATCTAATGGACAAATTTATATTTCTTCTGATTTTGGTAATACTTGGACTCCAAAAGATTCAAATAGATATTGGCGATCTGTTTCATTATCCGCATCAGGTCAATATCAAACTGCTGTTGTTGGTACTGGTACTGGTAGTTTAAGAATAGGAAAAATTTATATTTCTTCTGATTTTGGTGATACTTGGACTCCAAAAGATTCAGATAGAAGTTGGTATTCTGTCTCCTTATCCGCATCAGGTCAATATCAAACTGCTGTTGTTGGTGCTGGTGTTGATGTTACTATTATTGGACAAATTTATATTTCTTCTGATTTTGGTGATACTTGGACTCCAAAAGATTCAGATAGAAGTTGGCGATCTGTTTCATTATCCGCATCAGGTCAATATCAAACTGCTGTTGAAAATAATGGAAAAATTTATATTTCTTCTGATTTTGGTAATACTTGGACTGCGAAAGATTCAAATAGAAGTTGGCGATCTGTTTCATTATCCGCATCAGGTCAATATCAAACTGCTGTTGTATCTAATGGACAAATTTATATTTCTAGTACTAGTTTAGTAGGTGCAACAGGTGCTACTGGCGATACAGGTGCTACAGGTGATACAGGTGCTACTGGCGATACAGGTGCTACTGGCGATACAGGTGCTACTGGCGATACAGGTGCTACAGGTGCTACAGGTGCTACTGGCGCAACAGGTGCTACAGGTGCTACAGGTGATACAGGTGCTACTGGTGATACAGGTGCTACAGGTGCTACTGGTGTCACAGGCGCAACTGGTGTCACAGGCGCAACAGGCGCAACTGGCGATACAGGTGCTACTGGTGATACAGGTGCAACAGGCGATACGGGTGATACAGGACCAACAGGTGAAACTGGTGCTACAGGTGCAACAGGCGCTACAGGGCCAACAGGAACATTTGGATTAACTGGTGTTTATTATTCAGATTATATTTATTGGAACCCAACTGGAACTACAGGGGCATGGGCAGTTGAAACAGGTACTAAAGTTCACATAGGACAAAATGCAGGTGGAAATTTACAAAGTACAAATACAGTAGCAATTGGTATTAGTGCAGGTAATTATAATCAAGGTAATGGTGCAGTTTCAATTGGTACTGCTGCAGGTGCGAATAATCAAAATGAATATGCAGTAGCAATTGGTTTCCAGGCAGGTGAGAGCAGTCAAGGTAGTAGATCAGTAGCAATTGGTACATTTGCAGGTGAGAGCAGTCAAGGTATAAATGCAATAGCAATTGGTGAATATGCAGGGCAAACAGGTCAACCAGCAAATACTATCATTTTAAATGCTTCTGGATCAGCATTAAATGGATCAACCGGAAATGCTTTTTACGTAGATCCAATACGTTCATCTAGTGTTGTTCCAACTGGAGGAACTGGAGGAACTGGAGGTGTTTTGTACTACAATAGTAACACGAAAGAAATTCAATATACAACATTAAGTTTAGTAGGTCCAACAGGCGCTACAGGTGCAACAGGCGATACGGGTGATACAGGACCAACAGGTGAAACTGGTGCTACAGGTGATACAGGCGCTACAGGGCCAACAGGAACATTTGGATTAACTGGTGTTAATTATTCAGATTATATTTATTGGGCAGGTGCATCTGGTTGGGCAGTTGAAACAGGTACTAGAGTTCACATAGGACAAAATGCAGGTGAAACTGGTCAACAAGGTTATGCAGTAGCAATTGGTAATTATGCAGGTAATTCTAATCAAGGTACTGGTTCAGTATCAATTGGTAATTATGCAGGTAATTCTAATCAAGGGTTAAGTGCAGTATCAATTGGTAGTGGTGCAGGTGTTACAAATCAAGGTATATATTCTGTAGCAATTGGTGAATATGCAGGTAATTCTAATCAAGGTGCAGCTTCTATAGCAATTGGTAGAAATGCAGGAATAGCAAATCAACCAGAAAATAGTATAGTTTTGAATGCCACCAATGTAACATTAAATGGATCAACCGGAAGTGCTTTTTATGTAGATCCAATACGTTCGTCTAACGTTGTTCCATCTGGAGGAACTGGAGGTGTTTTGTACTACAATAGTAACACGAAAGAAATTCAATATACAACATTAAGTTTAGTAGGTCCTACTGGTGATACAGGTGCTACTGGTGAAACAGGTGCTACTGGCGATACAGGTGCTACTGGTGCTACTGGCGATACAGGTGCTACTGGTGCTACTGGTGTCACAGGCGCAACTGGTGTCACAGGCGCAACTGGTGTCACAGGCGCAACTGGTGCTACAGGCGCAACAGGTGCTACTGGCGCAACAGGTGAAACAGGTGCTACTGGTGCTACAGGCGCAACAGGTGCTACTGGCGCAACAGGTGCTACAGGTGCTACTGGTGCTACTGGTGTCACAGGCGCAACAGGTGCTACAGGTGCTACTGGTGCTACTGGTGTCACAGGCGCAACTGGTGTCACAGGCGCAACTGGTGTCACAGGCGCAACTGGTGCTACAGGTGCTACTGGTGCTACTGGTGTCACAGGCGCAACTGGTGTCACAGGCGCAACTGGTGTCACAGGCGCAACTGGTGCTACAGGTGATACAGGTGCTACAGGTGATACAGGTGCTACTGGTGAAACAGGCGCTACAGGTGCAACAGGTGATACAGGCGCAACAGGTGCTACTGGCGATACTGGTGCTACTGGCGATACAGGTGCTACTGGCGATACAGGTGCTACTGGTGATACAGGTGCTACTGGTGAAACAGGCGCTACAGGTGCAACAGGTGATACAGGCGCAACAGGTGCAACAGGTGATACAGGTGCTACAGGTGCTACTGGCGATACAGGTGCTACTGGCGATACAGGTGCTACAGGTGATACAGGTGCTACAGGTGATACAGGTGCTACTGGCGATACAGGTGCAACAGGTGATACAGGTGCTACTGGTGCTACAGGCGTTACAGGTGCTACAGGTGCAACAGGTGATACAGGTGCTACTGGTGCTACAGGTGCTACAGGTGAAACAGGTCCTACTGGCGCAGCTCCAACCGTATCAGGTCAAGGTACTGGATCTGTTTTATTATTTGACGCTGGGGATACAGGTAATTTACATTATAATTCTATATTATCAATAGGCGCTACTGGCGGCGATAGTGGTTATTATGTAAGCTTAGCAGCTGATATAATTCCAAGTGAAACCAATGTATATAATTTAGGTTTATCAGGATATAGATGGAAAGAAATTTTCATGGGTCCAGGAACATTAAATATTGCAGGTCCAACTGGTGCTACAGGTGAAGCAACATTAGGTTCAGATCAAGCCGGTATTGCATATTCACAATTTGGTTTTGCTAGTCCATTTTATAATATTGGACCGGCTATTTCTACAAGTGTAGGCGCAGTAGGTGGTTGGCAAATGTATGCAACTGGTCCAACTGGACAGCCTACAAATTTAGTTGTTCAATTAAATTCTGCCACAGGATATGTAGGTTTAACAGGTCCAGTTTATTCATTAATAAATGGCACAACTGGCGCTACAGGTGCAACAGGTGAAACAGGTCCAATCGGTTACGCATTAGCCGGTTTTACAGGATATAACAGTTCTGGATGGACTGGTTCAACAGGTTCTCCGGGTACTACAGGATTCACTTATTTTATAGATGCATATGATTTAGCTATAAATGTAACAGATACTAACAGTAAAGTATTAGTAAGTGCATCAGTACAATATATGTCTACATCTGAAATATATAACATATCAGCATCAATATTTAGAAATCTCAATCCAATGAGTGGCACAGGATTAATAGGATTAAACCTAGCGAATGGAAGTACTGACGAAGTTTTATTCCCACCCAATCATGCTGATACAACACCATTAAAAACATCATTATATACATATAGTTCAACAAATAATCCAAAAGGAATGAATGCAGGAGTTATTAATATGCAAATAATAGATCATTATTTTGGTTTAACGGGACAATATGGTGGCACAGGTGCATGGAATTATGCAATTCGTGTAAATATAGATGAATCAGGCGTCCAATATGCAAATGCAAATATATTTGCCATTAACTTGAACTAATTGAGTTAATTTATCAAAATAACCACATAACCACATAACCACATAAACAAATAAATCATACATTTACAAAAATGTATGATTTTTACTAATAACACCAACACCTTCCTAATTACATAATATTTTCATAATTAGATGCTGGATATTCATTCATATAATGATCTACTTTACTATCATATAGACAATAATAATTACTATCACCATTTGATAATATAAACCATTCAGCATCATGTCTATTAGAAATATTATAAATATTTAATTTTTTTATATAAGATGCTTTTGCCCACCAAAAATTACCACTAAAATGTTTTAAAGGAGCATCACGATAATTACAACCCAACGCATCATATGTTTCTAGTAATTTTAGATTTTTATCGAATAGTTTAACATTAAAATATAACATGACATTCATCCAATCCATAATATTCTGACGAATAGTATTAAATGATACGCCTTTAGTATGTAAATATAATATGTTACAATTAGGATTCATTTCTGAAAATGTGTGTATTAATTTTATAGTTTGTAATTCAAACAATTCATTATTATTAGAATAATTAATCACTTTAATTTTATCCTCGTATTTAGAGGAGTCAATTTCATTTCCAATATTCATAACATAAATAACATCTAACACGTCAAATAATTTGCTTTCTTTAATATAATCTATTATATAATCTAACATTTTAGTTTGATGATTATTATTAGTCCAACTATGAATAAAACAAACATTTTTATAATTACTAGTAGTAGTATTAAAATAACCAAATGTTTTATCAAATGTTATAGTTCTTTCAATTGTTGGAAAAAAAGCTAATTGATTTAATATTTTTTGTTTTTCTTTACGAATAATGTTAATTCGATCTGACCACCAATCTTCTTCTATTGCTTTTTTAATAATTTGATATGACTTTTCAAAATCGTTCATATCTAATAAAACAAACGCTCTAGAATCAATATATTCATCAACATTTGGACACCCATAATAAAAACATAAAGTTTCACATAAAATAGGTTCCCATAATTTTTCAGTAATAAAATTAGTTTCATAATTATTTTCAACCATAAAATAATATTTATGAGGAGCAATTCCCTTGCTTTTATCTTTATATGGGGCAAGAGGTCCTCTATAATTTTTAAATTGATGATTATTATCGTAATTATAAATATCTATTAATATATCATTTTTTTCTTCCAAAAATTTTAAAAAATCTATTCTAGCAATATGTCCTTCATCAAAATATTTGGAACTGCAAATACTAGATATAGTCATATTTTTATCTATTGGTTTAATAAACAATTCAGATTGTGATAATAAATCATTTAACGATAATTCCAATTGCCAAAATGCATTATTATGGTAATTTGTTTTACGACCTCGAACAGATAAAAATTTATTCGGGTCGGGATTAGCCCATTCACCCCATGTTTTAACCCCCCAATTTTTAGTGGTGTCATTAACATATGGTTCCATTTGAAATACAATCGTTTTTTTTGGATCATAATAAGCACCATGTGGAGGTTTATTGATAATAACATAATAATCTATATCTTCTTTTTTATCTGTCCATACAAGTTGATAATTTTTCCATCGAAATCCAAAATCACACATATTAGACCATTCATTACATAATCCTTGTGAGCTAGTCCAATTACATAACATTTTAATTTTAACAACATTCGTATCAGATAATTCAATAATTTCATGATTAATATTAATTTTTTCATCGCTTGTGACTGTTTCATTCATTGTAATTGTAATCGCAATATCATCGTTTTTGGTGGGTTGTTGTTCTTGTAAAAACGCATCATATGCATTTTTTTTAATATAAATTCCATCCCCCTTTTTAAAATATTGCGATGATTTTAATTCAGTTACGGCATTTTTAAAAAAACCAAGCGTATTAAATCCTACGCATTGTTCATCTTCTGAAGCAATAATAAATTTTTCATTTAATGAAACATTTTTATAATATAAATCATTGTCAATAACATCTAAATCTGGAATAAAAATAAAATTGTCTTTTATTTGATCGAAATCTTCAACGCTGTTAAAATCAATAGAATCATGATCATGTTGAATGTTTGAATCTATTTTTTTTCCATTTTCATTCCATACAGAAAATACGATTTGTGGTTGGCATTCATAACATTTTATTTCATCATATATTTTAAATAGGTAATCAATTCCATGTTTAATACCATTTTTGCTAATATAATCAATCATTTTTTTAGCGCCTTCTTTATTTATTGAATATGCAAAAAAACCGCCAATATATAAATCGTTATTCAATTCTTTTATATTAATCATATCAGATTCAGAATTGTATATATTTAAATTGACGTTTCGTTTTGCTTCAAACATATGATATCCTAAAAATAAAACATCTCGTTTACTGAATTCATTATCTGATTTTAATTTTTCAAAATGTCTCTTAAAACTAGATGGAAGTGTATAATCATCTTCCATAATTATATAATAATCGTGAACAGTGTCATTTAGTAATTGTTTCCATAAATTATAATGGGATAAAGCGCAACCAATTACACCTTTTCTATTACCAAAATCATTGCCTTTAAATAATTCTTTAAGTTGAATTGTAGGTTTAATAGATAATCCATCAACAGCTTTAATAAATTCATAATCTTGTTTAGATATATTTACTTTATCTAATTCTTTAATTGTATTTTCTTTTCTATCAGTCCTTCTCTCCAAATTAATAATTTTAATAAATTTGTTTTCTCTTTTAAAAAACTGATCCTCATCATTTAAAGCATATGCATTTTTAATAGATTTATCATGTCGTTCGCTAGTAAGTCTACCGGTATGTTTACTTGTTATATTATTAAAGAATGCTGATTTGTAACCATTTTTATTCCATTTATCTGCATAACTTCTTTCAAAAAATTGATGATCTGAATCAAAATTACCTAATTCTAAAATAGTAGAAACATCTACTAAAGATGGTCTAAAACTATAATGAGGCCAGTAATGACAATTTTGATATGGAAATATTCCTTCGCAATGATTATGTAATACAATATCATTATTTTTATAACCAAAATCCAGATGTCCTTTTGCATTATAAGATTCGATAGTTTCACCATAATTTCTATTAAATAATATTTGTTTAACATTATTTTCAATACACATTTTACTATTGATTGCATTTATACTCATTTCAACATAATTCATTTTTTTATAAAAAAGAAAATCATCTTCCATATGAATCCAGTATTTTGGCTTTAATTCATTCAATTTATCCCAAATAATATTCATACTAATAATATGTCCTTTTTCTTTATCAGTTTTCATGTAAAAGTCAATCCAGTTAAATAATTTCTTCATTTGTTTTCTATCTTCAGAAGAAGAATTATCGTCAACACAAAACCAGTAATTTATTTTATCAACATCATTCCAATGATTCAATATAGAATATATAGTTTCTTTGAATAAATCAATTCGTTTGCAAGTAGTAAATGTAATAATAATAGAATCAGCATTTTTTACTTTAGGAAGTTTATACATACTTGGTTTAGTTAATAATGGTCTACAATTTTCAAATAAATTATTCCATATAGTATACATTGTAGGATTAATAATTTCATTATTCATACTAATATGATGAATAACATTGTTAAATAAATAAAATAATTTAACTTTAATTTCATCAGTTTCTTTATGAAAATAATCGATATAAAACTGAAAATTATTAATACTAGTTTTAAGAATATATAAATTGGCAATTTTATTTAAAAATATTTTTTTACAACATTCATATCCACTTTCTTTATCATTAATATAATATGCAGAAATACAATTATAATATTCTAATTCATCCCTATAACACCAATCATCCATAAATAATTTACCTTTTAGATTTTTACTATATTTTTTAAATTTGTGATATAATGCATTTATCAATGTATGCTGACCATCTCTTAATAGATGAGACATTGCATGAATAATACCATCAATTCTTTCTGAATCATATTCAATCGATTTAAAATAATATTTTAATCCTTTTTCTTTATCATTTTTTTTCACATATAAATGACCTAACATAACACTACTAACATATTTTTCCTGTAACCACATATTTAATCCCAAACATTTTTCATACCACTCAATCGCCTCATCTATATAATTCGCATCTTTATAACTTTGTGCACAATAAAATGCATAACGACAAGATAAATTATAATCAGAATCTTTAATTTTGTAATGCGCATTTTTTAATACAATTGCATCATCATAATATTTATTCGGATTTTTATTCCTGGCTCCAGCTCTTCCAGAAACAACATGATAATCCCCATCAATATTACCATATTGTGAAACAGATTCTTCACTAGCTAAATATTCATGTAAAACTCCTACAAATTTCCATTTTTTTCGATTATTAATTATTAATGGTCTTAAATATGTACAATCTGTGCCAAACTTTAATGTATAACCATCAAAATTAAAATTTTTTGGTAAAACAAAATTACCCTTGATGGAATCATCTGCATCAAATATTAATAAATAATCGGTTTTATTATATGCACATTCTAATGCAAGTGTTCTATTATGTGCAAAATCTTCCCATTTATGTTCGTGTAATTCTCCTTTTATATTTCTTTCTTTAAAAAAATCAGTAATTACTTCTTTTGTATTATCTGTGGAACCCGTATCACAAATAACCCAATAGCTAAAATTAAAATAAGAGCATAAATTTTTTAATGTTTCAACAATTATATGAGATTCATTTTTAACAATCATATTTAAACACATAGATGTGTTAGATTTTATTGAAGCATGTAGATTGCTATTATCTACATCAGTAGAATTATATTTAATTTTAAAAGTGTCTTTGCTTGATTGCATAAAATAATTATACATAATATATTTTTAATATCTTAAAATAGTTTTTAAAATAAATAATAAATAATAAATAAAAAATAATAAATAATAAATAAAAAATAAAAAATAATAATATATATAATAAAATTATTAGATATTATTTTAATTAGAATGTCAAATACAAGAATAAATTATGATGTTTGTCGTACAAAAAAAATGTTACAACAATCTACTGATCCTGGAAGATATATATTAAATGTTCCAGGTAATGGTTCTCATCCATATTATATGGAAGATCCTCAAATAAGAATCCAAAAGTGGGGTGCAAATTTACGTACAAATTCAATTAATTTAGAAAGTGAATTAATGGGACTAGGTGCAAATCTAGGTGACAGTAATAATCGATATTTAAGTAGAGATTGTTTAGTAAAAGACCAATATAAAGAGTTTAATGTAAATAGTGAGCCAATATCATATCCATCATGTAATAGTTTATATACAGAAGAATCAAGAACAATTATGCCTGCTTGGACGGCGAGAGATTTAGAACAAGTGGATTGGTATACATTACCATTAAATCCACAAGAAAATACATGTTTACCTTTTCAAAATAATGTAAGCACGCGAATTTTAGAAAAAGATTATTTTGTTCCAACATATTCATGCAACTAATAAAATATAAATTTAAAAATAAACAATTATTATATTTTTATAGTAATCAATAAAAAATATAATAAAACAAAAACAATTAATATAATATAAGTATAATAATATATATAATTAATATATACAAAATACAAATACTTTATATAAATGGAAATAGCTATACCATTAGTTGCATTAGGTGGTATGTATATTATATCAAATCAACCATCTAAAAATTGTGGTCCAAAAAAAAATAATAACAGAATCTCAAATAACCGAAATCAACAAAATCAACAAAATCAACAAAATCAACAAAATCAACAAAATCAACAAAATCAATATCAAAATACGAATAATACCGTAGAAAAATTCACTAATATGAAACAATCAAGTGGTAGTTTGGATGTAGCATCTAATATATGGGTTGATCCAACAGCAAACATATCAATGGTAAATAATAATTTACCAAATACTGATATTCCAGCACAAAATTATCCAATATTAAACAAAAAAGACTTGAATAATAATGTTTATTATTATCAAAATCCAAATGAAGCATCAGATAAATATTTTAACCAAAGTGTTTATGAAAATAGGGTGAACAATGGATTACAAGTAGGTTCAGATATACAAAATATATATTCTCTCACTGGTAATTATTTGAAATCAGATGAATTTAAACATAATAATATGAAACCATTTTATGGTGCAAAAATTAAAGATAGTGTATATGATATGAATTTAGCAGAAACAATATTAGACAACAAAATTGGTACAGGTTCACAAATGATAAGAAAAGTGGAACAAGCCCCTTTATTTAAACCAGAAGATAATGTTAATTGGGCATATGGTACACCTAATAATAGTGATTTTTATCAATCGCGTGTTAATCCAGGAATGAAAATTAACAATGTTAAACCATTTGATTCGGAGTATGTAGCACCTGGTTTAGGACAAGGTTATACTACACAAGGTAGTGGTGGGTTTAATTCTGGTATGGAAGCAAGAAATTCATGGTTGCCAAAAACAGTAGATGAATTACGCGTTGAAACAAACCCACGTATTGAATATGAATTAACAAATCATGAGGGTCCAGCGAATGCTTATATAAAAAATTTAGGAATGATTGGACGTGTAGAAAAAAATTTACCAGATACATTTTTTATAAATACACAAGATAGATGGTTTACAACAACTGGTGCAGAAAAAGGTGAAACGTTACGTCCTATTCAAGAAATGGGTATAGTTAAAAGAGCGGACTGCGAATCTGAATATGTGGGACCAGGTATTGATGCAAAAAAGACCAGTTATGTTCCATCTAATTTTGAAGCATCAAAAAGACAGCCATCAGAAACGTGTGATTTAGGTGTTGCATCCGCGTTAGGTAGAGGACCAATAACAGATGCAGAAAACAACCATAAAAGTTATAAAAATTACAATAATAATCGTTCAAGTGTTAGACAAGTAGATAGTTTTAGAAGTGGTTTTAGTGGTGCAATTGGTGCTGTAATAGCGCCTTTAATGGATGTATTAAAACCATCAAGAAAAGATGAATTAGTAAATAATATTCGTATTTACGGTGATGGTGGTTCAAGTGTACCATCAAATTATGTTATAAATAAAAATGACAAGACAGCAACTACAATAAAAGAAACAACATTGTATGCACCTAGATTTAATATTAATAATCAAAGAGACACTAGCAATTATGTTAATACATATGTGCCATTAGATTTAACACAGAGGGATACGACTTCATCATCTACATTAGGTTTTGTAGGTGGTATGTCTACACAACAGGGTGCAATGGTATATGATTCAACTTATGCACAAACAAATAATGATATTAAATCTCAAACAATATATAATAGAACAAATCAAGGTGGAACTCAAATGTTTAATCAAGAGATGAATATTACGACAACCAGAGATGATGCTGATAGATATAACAATAGAATATTTACTCCAGGTTCAGTAATTCCATTGTCTTCTGGAAAAGAACAATATGGTAAATTAAATACACCGCAAACACTTAATGAAAATTATAGTTGTGAGAGAATTAGTCCAGATTTATTAGATGCTTTCCGCCAAAATCCATATACACATAGTTTAACAAGTTCAGTTTAATATTTTGATATAGGTTGATATACGTTGATATACGTTGTAAAATAGTAAATGATAATTATTTATCAATATAATTTAAATAATATTTAAAAATTACTTGAATATTATTTGTAAATGATAAAAATAGAAGATCACGATGATATTCTAGAAAAATTAAATTATTTTAACAAAATTCATAAAATTCCAAATATAATTTTTCATGGTGGATGTGGTACAGGTAAAAAAACAATAATTAATAAGTTTATGAATGCAATATACAATAATGATAAAGAAAAAATCAAAACATTTGTAATGTATGTAAATTGTGCACATGGTAAAGGTATAAAATTTATAAGAGAAGAACTAAAGTTTTTTGCCAAAACACATATAATATCAAATGGTGGTGATATTTTTAAGAGTGTAATATTATTGAATGCTGACAAATTAACAATGGATGCACAATCAGCATTAAGAAGATGTATAGAATTATTTAGTCATTCTACTAGATTTTTTATAGTAATAGAAGATAAATATAAATTATTAAAGCCAATTTTATCGCGTTTTTGTGAAATATATGTTCCAGAATTAATAATGAATAATTCGATAATAAATTTGCACAATTATAATTTAACAAATCATAAAATAGATAATTATATATCAGATCACTTACTTTCTCTCCAGAAAGAAATAATAAACTATGGGGTGTCTTTAAAAAAACAGGATACGAAGAATAGTTCTAAAGAATTTGATAAAGATAAAGAATATACACAGAAAAACATTGATTTTTCTTTAAAGCTATATGAAAAAGGCTATAGTGGATTAGATATAATTGAATTGATAGAGAGAAATTTAATTACAACAAAAAATATAGAACAAACAGATAAAAAATTTGAATTTTTAATAACATTTAATAAAATACGAAAAGAATTTAGGAATGAAAAATTGTTGATTTTATTTATACTTCATTTTATCTTTTTGAGTTCAGAATATAATTTAGAAAATATTTCATTTATGTAAAAGTAACATTGTATAGACAAAATGGATGATTTTAATGTTTCTAGTTTACATGAATCAAAAAATGAATGGGGTGCAAGAATATTAACCATATTAACACCACTAATTGTAGAAGGTTTTCAATCTATTTTTGAAGAGTCTATAAAATTATGTAAAGAGAATAATGAAATGGATAAATATTTAATGACATTTCAAAATTTGATTCGTAGAATACCACAATGGAATCCTTTAATTGTTGATCAAGAGAAAAAACGTATATTAGATAGAAGTGGTTGTGGATATTTAGAAGATTTGGTTACGTGTGTACATATTATTCAATTAAAAATATTGACAGCAATGCGTGCAGGTCAAAAACAGAAAAAAATTGATATTACAATACCAAAATTGAATGAATTTATTCATAACGTTTATATTCATACTGCAAGAAAATTATATAAATCAATTTATTTATTTGAATTGAATATTCCTCCGCTTAAAAAACAACAATACAATCGTGAATTCGAGATATTGATTCAAGAAAGTATTTTAAACGCTATACGTGATAGTATTCCAATTGAAAGTATATTACGTGCATATATGGATGAATCAATAGAGGAACAAGTTACTGAAGAAATAAAAGAAGAAGTGATTGTAGACAAAGATACGGAAACGAATAATGAAGTAAAAGAAATAATAGAAAACAGTGTAAATAATTCTAATAGTAATGTAGTAAACACACCCATCAATACCATAAATACCAACAATACAAATAGTGATAGTGATGATACTGCAAAAAGTCAGAACAATAAATTAACTTTTAGCGAAGAATTGGAAAAGATAAATGTTATATTGGACGATATTCCAGGTGATATGACAACACATCAATATGCAGCCACAACTATAAATGGTGAAGAACCAACATCATCTAGGTTAAAAATATTAGATGAATCAATGGAATTATCTAATTTAGATGTTCATAATATAGAGCCACCATCCATTGAATTAGATTTACCAGACTTGATAGACGAATTAGACATTGAAGTATTAGAATAGTTATAATTAATTTAATATAAAACTATATAAATATAAGTTTAACTATATAATTTTTGTTGATGAAAATAATTTTTTTAATGTTATTTACGATGATGAATTACATAACAAAAAATATTCCCAATAAAGCCAATTTTCTTAACATTTAGTTTATAATATAAATATAAATATAAATATAAATATAAATATAAATATAAATATAAATATAAATATTATAAAATGTATCCAGTAATTGTGTGTATAGCAAAAAAAGAACATGATTATATTGAAGAATTTGTGAAATATCATTTGGCATTAGGGTTTAAATATATATATTTATACGATAATGAAGATGAACCTACGTACGAAACAATGCTTAATAAATATAAGGATAATATTAAATTTCTACATTTACCATTTAATAATTATCACAAACCTGTTCAATATTTAGCATTAGATGATTTTATAAAACATTATTTATTTACAACAGAAATAACACATGTTGCACATATAGATATAGATGAATTTATTGTTTTAAAAAAACATAACAATATTTGTGATTTTATCAATGAATATATAGTAGGAGATTGTCAAGGAATAGGTATGAATTGGAGATTTTTTGGTTCATCAGGAAAAACAGAAAAAACTAACGAGCCTGTTACGGCTCGTTTTACAATGTGTCAACAAAACGGAAATTGCCATATTAAAACAATATTTAAAAAGGATAATTTTTTAAAATTTAATACATGTCACGATGTTAAATTGTCAAAAGGTTATATAAAATCAACTAATAATGCAATTATAAATGGTCCATTTAATGATAATATCGATTTTGATGTTATTCAATTAAACCATTATAAATGCAAAACATTACCAGAATACAGATATATTAGAACAAGGCAACGTGCAGATGTTATAAGAGAACAAACTGAAGCGGAGGATGTTGATGCTTCATTTAAAGCATTTGATTTTAATGAAATAGAAGATTTACATGCTTATAATTTTTATAAAAAGATTGATATTTAGATGATTGGTGTTTAATCATGAAACAATACAAATTTGTGATTCGTTAAAAAAACATTTAGAATATAATTTTATATATTAATATTTAACGTATAATATATAACATATACCACACAAATAAAATGGATAATATTTTTATATTTTCAGGTGTTATTTCTGCTGTTTTTCTAATTGTGAAATTTTTTGAAATGCGATTCATAGAAAAAGAAAACAAGCCTTTGAAATTTTTAATAAGAGATACGTTATTGGTATATTTTAGTGTAATAATTGGTTATTTTTTAATTGAACAAATATCTCCAGTAATAAAAAATATGGATAATGGAACGCCCACAGGTCAAAATGTATTTACAGATAATCCAGGTTTTTAAATTTTCAAATTTTCAAATGTGTAAAATTTATATTTTTATATAGTGAAAAAATATATAAAAATATTTTTTATCTTCCAGTCCAAACTTTTATAACAGGTCGATGAATATTTTTATTTTTACAATCATTAATATATTGTTCATATGAATAACCAAAATGCAAATAAGTAAATATATTTCCAAACAAAGAGGGACATTTTTTTAATTGTGGATATTGTGAATATATCATACAAGCAAATATACGTTCAAAACAACATCTATCAGCACGATTGTGTATATAATGTACTAAATTTAAAAAATTAAATACGGACTGTAATTGTTTAATACAATCGTGTGTGATCATGCATTGTATACCAAAACATCCATTCCAATCGTTATTTCTACCTAATATTTTTATTTCATTTTTATTGTTTTTATTTAACATTTTTTTAATGCTTGAATTATTATTTAAACCATTAATAATACGCATTGTATTATGTATATTTTCAGCATCTGATGTGAAATGCCATAATGGTACGACAGGTATATTAATTTTCCCAAATGGTATTCTAGAATGAAAAAATATACTGTCATGAATAATTACTGCTTTATCAAACCATTTATTATAATAATAATAATATAATGGCAATAATTCTCCTCTACCTTTAAATTCAGATTGGATATATTCAACATTATTGTCATTGCATGTTTTATTTACAAATTCATAATTGCTATTATCATCTATTATAATTATTTTATTATTTGGATAATATAATTGTATTGTCGTAACACACCGATTCCAATATTTATTTGTTTTTTCAGAATTAACATGACGTGTTAATATAAATCCAAATGACGACATTAATAAAATATAATTATTAATTGTATATTATATATATTTTTTATATATAAAAAACTATAATTTGTACTTAATTAGTTTATTTTGTTAAATTAGGCATTTTATCAATATTAATTAAATTGTCTATTATATTTTTAGTTTTTGATATAGAATTATATGGAACTATAAATTTTGAAAATTCTGGCCTCGACAATTGATTTTCTGGTCTATGATTGTGACAACAACGTGCAATCATTTTATATAATTTGAATTCTGGATATCTATCATCTCCATTCGCTTTATATAATAAATTAATTCCTTTATCATCCAAACACCATTCAACAATTAATTTTGTAACAGGATTTGTTCTCTCTAAATCTTTTACATTAGTAATATCATCTACTAAATAATCAAAAATAGAACATGCTAATCTACATAAATCAAAACTATAATTTGGATCAATACGAGGTTTTTTATCATTAAAATAAGGTTCTGTATTGTATTGAGTTGCTGCGTCACCTCCTACTTGAAAACTATCACTACAATATAAATTTCCTTTAAATTTATATATTCCTCTGCCAAAATCAATAATTTTAAACAATTTACCAAAAGTAGGTACTTTGTAGTATTTATTTTTATAACAATAATAAATATATTTTTTATCTGTTAATTGGTACATTATATTATTTGTATGTAGATCATTATGAGTAAACGAAAATGTTTTTTGATATGTTAATAAAATCATTATTATTTGTAATAACGCAGAAAACCATTCTTCTTGTGATAAGTTATTATTAGCAATTAAATTATCAAATGTATTTTCGCAATATTCCATACATATAAGTTCAACTGGAAATTGTGGTATTCTAGCTTCTATATATTCACTGTCGCTATCATAACTGGAAGAATTACTATTATTTTCATAGGAAGAAGAGAGATTATAATTTGCATTGTTTATACATTCATTTGTATCATCATTTGTATCATCATTTGTATTTTTTTCACAACTTTTTTCTAGTAATTCATTCAATTCAATTAAATCAGGAACATCATTATCTGATATATCACATACGTCACAATTTCTATCGTTTATATTCAATTCTCTCGGTGTACTGTTTTTACTAGAATATGATTGAGATGAATTAGAAGTATACGATGTTCTAGAGGAACAAGATGAAGATGATTTTAATGAAGTGTTTACAGAAATATGTGTATTATTGACATTTTCAATCAATAATTCATCAATTAGAGCATCAGATAATGTATTATCATTACTACTATTATTATCAATAAATATATCATCTAACAATTGAATAGTATCATCAATTGTATCAATATTAATATCTAGACATTCATTAGTATCGTTTATCACTATTTTTTTTAAATTTTTAGAGGAATACATATTATTATTTTCATTATCATAATCATAATTGTCGTCATCGACTTCGAATAATATATTTTTATTTTTATTAAAATAATCGGATTGATATAAATATTCTAAATCATCATAAACATTTATAGTAAAATTTGATTTAATTCCTAAAAATGATCCATAATAATCTAATCCATGTAAAAAATTAGTATTATGTAATAACATACTAGATAAATATATGAAAAAACTATCAATGTATGCTGTATTATTAATGTTTAATATTTTAGGATGTACTTTGTTATTATCGTCAGGTTGAATAGAAGGTAAATTATACAAATAGTTTTTTTCAGGAATGTCATTTGTTATATGTTTGTTACTATTGTCATATTTACCGGTTAAAAACTTGATAGGATCCAATAATGGTGCAAACTTTATGAATACAGTTTTATCTTTTGATTTTTTGTTTAAAATATTGTTTATTTTACAGTTATATAAACATTGATTAATATAGGTTGTTAAGTCATCACTAGAATCATCATATTTTTCATTTTTTGATTCATGTTGGTTAGAACCATTGTTTTCACTATCACTATCACTATCACTATCACTATCACTATCACTATCACTATCACTATCTGAATTATAAATTGAATAAACATCGCTAATATACCATTTATTGTTTAAATTAATATTATTAAAATTTTGTAAGTTTAAAGAGAAAAAGTGTGAATAGATGGGTATATAATTTTGCAATTTAGAAACATTTGCAATTTTTTCTAAATTATCAAAAAGTTCTGAATTTTTTCTTTTTTGATAATGGATATTAAAAAAGTTGTCTATATCATTCATTATTGTATTAGACATATTATTAGGTAAATATAATAAAAAAAACAATTAATTTTAACTAATATATTCTAAATATTTCAAAGAGTATATATTTGCGTAACTTTAAAAATATTAATTTTTATGAAATATGTATTATAGAAATTATCATATATATATAATAATAACATTTATAGCTCTAACTGAAAATGTCATTAGATTTAAGAAAATTTGATATGAAAAATATTAGTTTTAAACCAAATGAAAATAAAGGTCCTGTAGTAGTATTAATAGGTCGTCGTGATACGGGTAAAAGTTTTTTAGTAAAGGATTTATTGTATTATCATCAGGATATTCCAGTAGGTAGTGTAATATCAGGAACAGAAGAAGGTAATGGATTTTATGGTAAAATGGTTCCAAAATTGTTTATTCATAATGAATACAATACAGCAATAGTTGAAAATATACTGAAAAGACAAAAAACAATATTAAAACAAATAAAAAAAGAGATGGAATCATTTAAGCGTAGTACCATAGATCCTAGAACGTTTGCGATTTTGGATGATTGTTTATATGATAATACATGGTCGAGAGATAAAATGATGAGGCTGCTTTTTATGAATGGTAGACATTGGAAGATCATGTTAATAATTACCATGCAATATCCATTAGGTATACCACCATCCTTAAGAACAAACATAGATTATGTTTTTATTTTGAGAGAACCATATATAGCAAATCGTCGTAGAATTTTTGATAATTATGCTGGCATGTTTCCAACGTTTGAATCATTTTGTCAAGTCATGGATCAATGTACAGAAAATTATGAATGTTTAGTAATAAACAATAATGCAAAATCAAATAAATTGCAAGATCAAGTGTTTTGGTATAAAGCAGATAGTCATAATGATTTTAAATTAGGATCAAAAGAATTCTGGGAATTATCGAAAAATATGGGATCAGATGATGAGGATGAAAAATATGATCCTACGAATATAAAGAAGAGAGGTCAAGGACCAAAAATTACTGTTAAGAAAACAAAATGGTAATTTTTTCCATTATATAATATTAATATTTCATAATATAATTTATATACATAAATGGTGGTAAAATAGTAACAGGATTTCCTCCTCCTGATGCGTCAATTGTTATACCTGTAGTGGTTGATCCTGTACTAGTAGAACTATCTCTAAGTACAGTTGTACCTGAAAATGTCGTTACTTGTGTATTTGAAGATTGGTTTACACCTCCAGTATGATCATGTCCAGGATCAGTAACGCCGTGAGAATGTGAGGGCATTTGATCAACAGTTAATGTAACTGTTGATGCGCCACCTTTAAAACCTATATTTGCATCTGTAGTATCAGTTCCTAATAAAAAACGATTTCTTAAATTTGGAGGTGTGATTGAATTAGGTGTGTTACTAGAAACACTCATTATAGTATTTAATAATGGAGCGACAATAGCAAATCTGTCATCTGTTACGGTACGTGTAAGACCGTCACAAACTACCCATCCATCTGGATCGCCCTCTCCAGGTACGGATGAATTATAATTATAAAAATATGCCATTATACTCATGGGTGGTGGAGAGACAGAATGAGAATCATAAAGATATGTATTAGGAAATGTAGCGCTCATTATATATTTATAATAAATATATAAATAAATATATAAATAAATATATAAATATTTTTACGTATATAATACATATTTGTAAATATAATAATTTATAAAAATATTACTAGAAAATGATTGCACAATGTTCAATACATAAACAATTTCTTATCAATCAATTAAATAATTCAATATGCCCTACAAACCCCTGTTTACCTAAAGAATTATGCGAAATCATTAAAAGTTATTGTTTTTATGATTCAAAAACATATGAATTGTTATGTAATATATGTAGATTTAAAATAGATATTTGTGATATTATCAATGAGCATGTTATAAACAATGAACAATTATTTATTGATTCATTCTATGATGAAGAATATAATGATATTGATGATGACTATGCAACAATAATATACACAATACAACGGTATAATCCAATAATACATCATTTTTATTTTTCTACAAACAATATTATTAACATTTGTCTAAAATGTGGTAATTATATTTCATGTAAAACACCTACTATACCGAATTATATACGATGTCATTGTACACATTTGTAGTATTTGTAGTATTTGTACTATTTGCATTATTTACTCTTTATTTGCAAAGGGTCCACTTACCAATAAACTTTGACCGTTGTCTGATTTTCCAATAACAACATTTTCACTTTCGAATAATTCACTTCGAATATCAGAAACAGATATTTCCTCTTTTTCTGCTAAAACACTTTCTTGTGTATTCATATTAGCAATACCAATTAAATTTCCTGCTTCATCAATTGTTTGAGTTAATGCATTTCCAGATTTTTCTGCGTTTTTAATATTTTCTTCGATTGCTTTTTGTTTTGTTTCTTTTAATCTTTGTTCAAATGCATTTTTAGCATTTGTTTCGTTTTTAACCTTTTCACTCATCAATTGATTTAATTCTTCTTCCATATATTCAACACGTCCAGTTTTATATGCTTCTGGATTCCATGGCATCCACATTCCAACAGGTCCAACATAGACATCGTGATGTGGGTCTACTTCTCTCAACATCTTACATCTTAATTCAGCTTCTTCCATTGACGGATAAACGCCTCTTACTTTTAGCCCTCTTGTAGCAGTTTGAAAATTATGTTTAATACCAAAAGTTTTTTCCAACTCATCTTCGTTTTTATCTAAAAATGTCTTGTAATCATCATCAATTGTATATTTAGTTAATACTTCTTTTTCTTCTTTTACAAATTCTTCCATATCTTTCATAACATCATCAAAAAGAATATTGTATTTATAAGAAATAAAATTCAAAAATTGAGCAAATTTTTCCATTGACTTATTAATTTCCCATTTCTTTAGGAATTCTTCAAAAAAGAATGCTTCTTTCTGTTTTAAAATTTTATCAGGTGAAACAAAAGAAACACATACAAATTTTTGACCAGCAACTGGTTTATCTTCCTCTAATAAATCTACATATTTAGTATTTACTGTTCCATCACTATTCACTTTTCTCTCAAATGATAGGTTAGAATTGGAAGAAGCAGATGCAGATGCAGGATTTTTTTTTTGTCTTGTACCAGTAGATTTTGTCATTTTGTTTATTGTTTATTATAAATAATAATATGAAATATACGTTTAATATGTTTAAGCAATATTAATATTAATATTAATATTAATATTATTTTTATTATTTTTTATTTTTTATTTTTTTTTCTGTTTAATTAATATAATATAATGAATAACATGTTTGACGTTAATGAATTAATTAAACGTATTATAAAATACCTTGTTGAAGGTTTTATGGTGGCAATTGCTGCTTATGCTATTCCAAAAAGATCATTGAATTTGGAAGAAATTCTTATGATCGCTTTAACAGCTGCTGCTACATTTAGTATTTTGGATACATACGTTCCAGTTATTGGTATCAGTGCTAGAACAGGAACAGGTCTAGGGATCGGAATGAACCTTACGGGATTTCCTGGTGGATTATAACACCATAAATGGTAAGCTAATATAACAAACTTTTATATAAAATTTAAAATTGATTTTTATATAAAGAATATAATCATATAATTATAGTATATAATAAAAATGAGATATAATAGTGAGGGTTTAATCGAATATTGCAGTAGTAATAATATTATTCTTTTGCAAACTTACGAAAATATAAATAGAGAAAGCTATATTGAAGGAAAATGTATTTTTAATGAATGTACAAATGCATTCAATAAAAATTTTAGACAATTAGTAAAAACAGGTGCATATTGCACGAGTTGTATGACTAGAATAGCTAATATTAAAATACATAAATCATTAGTTAAATATGATGTAAATGCATTAGATAATTTTTGTAATGAAAATAATTTATTATTAATAAATGATTATTCAGATAGATTAATAAATAGAAATACAATAATTGATGGAATTTGTAAAAATTTAGATTGTGAAAATATTTTTAATAAACCATTTAGACAGCTATTAAAAATAAACGGATATTGTGAAATTTGTAGCAAAGAAAATGGCAAAATAAAAATTATAAACACAAATATTAAAAAATATGGTGTAGACAACAGTATGAAATTACACGATTTTAAAGAAAAACAAAAACAAACTATGATAAATAAATATGGTGTAGAACATATTTCTCAATTAGAAAATATAAAACAACAGAAACGAGATAAAAGTATTGAAAAATATGGTACAGAATATGTTTTACAATCTCCAGAAATTAGGAAAAAAATAATACAAACTAATATAGAAAAGTATGGTGTAGAAAATCCACAACAGAATAAGGAAATACAAAATAAAACTTATGCAACTAATATGATAAAATATGGTTGCAAAATTGCATTAAACAACATAGATATTAAGAAAAAAGTAATAAAAACCAATTTAGAGAGATATGGTGTTCCACATCATTCACAAAACCCAGAAATAGCAGAAACTATGCTGAATTGCTCTTTTAATAAGAAAATATATACTTTACCATCTGGAAAGAAAATAACATATCAAGGCTATGAAAATTTCGCATTTGATGAACTTTTGTTTGTTGAAAAAATAAAAGAAGATCATGTAGTTACAGATAGAAAATTAGTGCCAGAAATTTGGTATAATGATGAAGATAATAAAAAACATAGACATTTTGTAGATATTTACATTCCATCCCAAAATAGATGTATAGAAGTAAAATCTACATGGACAAATCAAAAGAAAAATTATGTTTTAGAAAAGAAAATAGCAGCAGAAAAATTAGGATATAAATATGATGTCTGGATTTATGATAAAACAGGAGAAAAACTAGATAGTTTATAATAAAAAATAATTTCATAAAATCTAAACAATACAGATTTTATGAAAACAACATGAATACATAATAATTAAATCGTCGGAATAAACTCCCAATCTAATTCTTCACAAATTTTTTTCCAAATATTATCTTGTTCTATTCGTTTCTCTCTATCTTTCAACATAGGAAAGTGTTCAAGATACTGATTTTCTTTTAATAATTCACAAAGTTTATAAGCAGTATAAT